GTCACGGCGAAACACTGCTACGCACCTCCGTTTGCGGGCTGCGATTATCTACGGCCGTAGGGTATTGCGTCAAGGGGTATCCGACGAGCGACTCGCGAATATCTCGCCTGCCGTACCTAGGCATCGGAAGCAGCGGATTTGGCGTGCATGTGTCATCCTCGATGGCAATCGCAACAAACGAAACACGCCAAAACAGTCGCCGGCCGTTGAACTGCGGCCGGCGATGCACGCAGTATGGGTCGATCGCGTAGGCTACGAACGGATCGCACTGCCTGGTTGCGTCGTCCTCTGCCTGCTCTTGCAGCAGCCAGTGCAGGTTGTGCCGCATCGGGTCGAAGTCGTCCGGCACGTCAAACGACTTCGCCTGCCACTCCGTGGCCGGCGAAGAGGCGCAAATGTAGTTCTGCTCTGGCAGGTGCGGAACACGCATCGAAAAGCCGTCAACGTGCCAGTCGTCATCAGTCTGCGACAGCACCTCGCCGCTGCGGACCGTCACGTAGACGTACTGATTCGGAAGCCCATTCTGCTTCTGGATTCCGTCGCACGCATAGATCGCCGGCCTGAGCCAGTTCAGTTCGTGCGGTATGCGGAATCCGCCACTCTCAGGCGTTCGCACGGCCATCCGAAGTATGTACTGGTCGCGAAACTCTGGCGGGTGGATGCAGTGAAAAACAGGAACCGGATCGCTTCGCACCCAGTAGCCGTCGAGGCTTAGGTTTTCAGTCGCGCGGCGGATGAAGTGGTTCGGCAGGCGCGACCGTATTGGTTTCACGAAATAACCCTTACGCGGGGCTCCTCGTCATCGTCGAGGAGCGTGAAATGCCGGTCTTTTATCACCGCCAGCAGTTTGCCGGCCTGCTCCTCAGTCACGATCATCGACGCATCGACGCGCACGAGGTCGTTCACGGCCGCGTGGATCGACAAACTTGTGACATTCTTGAGCCCGAGGGCGTCGCAAAGCTCGCCGCCAAAGCCGTGGCTCGCTACGGCCATCACTTCTGCCCCCACTCGCTCAAAAGCCGCAGGGACAGTCGCTCGACCTTCTTCTGGAGCTCGCGGTTCTCGCGGACGAGCCTGTCGATCTGAGCGTCGGCCGTCGCCAGGTCGAGCTCAAGCTCAGTCCGGCCATTACGGAGCCGCTCGATGCCGCGGTTCGCAGCCCGAGCCCCATCGGCGGCGCGGAGGTACATGAGCTCCCAATAGTTCGCCCGAGCCTCCAGGCGTTCGAGTTCATCCTGCATTAGAGTCGGCTCCCAGGAGGAATGTTTTCCACCACGGAGCAGTCTGCTTCGCAGGCTGCTCCGGCCGGCTCTCCAGCACAGTCAGCCGCGTCGCCAGGTCGCCAACCAGATACAGCAGGCCGTTGATGTCCTTCGCCAGCGAGGCGACGGATGAGTTCAGGCGAGTGATTTCCAGAGCGTTCAACTTCGTCTCGTTGTGCAGGAAATCGACGTTGGCCGTCACCTCGATCTGGCCGAGACTCTTTTTCGCAGCCGGTTTCTTCTTGCTCACGTTCGCACCTCGTGGTATTTCGACTCTTTTATCGCCGTTATCTCGGCCTGTAGAGTTTCTATTGTCGCCGCGGCTTCGTCCAGTGCTTTTTTCTGGGCGGCCTGCCACTCCAGTGCCTCACCGAGCCGGCCGACGAGGTCTGTGCCCATGTGAAAAGAGGCGATCTCCCGAAGCCGTTCAGGTGTTATCACTGTCATCCTCCTCTGCAATGTAGCCGGCGACGAATCGACGAAGCGCGTTGCTGTAGACAGCCACCGACTCCTTGAGCAAATACGATGCCGTCGCCAGCCCGGTTGCGCCGACCTGCTTTGCCATCGCAGCCTGCACCTCCATCGCGTCGGTGACGTCTCGGAGGCCGTTCTGCATCGCAAACAGACGCCGCACGATCTCGGCTTTGTCTTCCGCGTTCATATTCGTCCACTCAGGATCGGGAGCAGTTCCTTGGCTCGGCTGGCCGCGGAGCCGTCAAAGCATCGCCGGCACCGACCGCACGTCCCGGCGATGTCGTCGGCCGCGTTCAGCGGGCAGTCGTCGCCGTTCAGCGGCTCGTCAGCCGGATCGTAACCGTCGTAGAACACGACCGGCGCCAGGCTCTTCTCTGGCTTCTCGCCAGCATCGCACTGGTAGCTCCAGAACCAGTTGCCGCGGTACTCCCGCATGGCGGCGGCCCGAGTCCACGAGTGCTGGTCGAGGCTAAAATGGACGAACACGTTCGCCGCCGGCTCGATGTTCACGGCGTGCTGCGGCAGCCTCGTGACCACCCACTGCGGAATGTCCGGCATGAGCGGCGCCGCATAGTTGATGCACTCCACCGACTGCGCAAACAGGTCGCCCCCGCCGTTCCAGCGGACGAAATCGAGTTGCATCCTAGTCGCCCATTTTGCGACGACGGATGCAACTCTCTTCGGATCAGCGACCGTCGCGTTATACAACCGCCACTGTTTCTTCAGGCTCGCCGGCCACGTCGCCGGCCCGCACATGAAATAGCAGGTATCCACGCACACCTTCGTCGGCGTGCAGGTGGCCGCGATCGGGTAGTTCAGGCTGTGGCCTGTGACCTTATTCGTCGAGAACGGGTTCTCGTCGTCTCCGAGAAGCTCGACAGTCTCGGCCGCGGCGGTCTTGGCCTGGAGGGCGTGAAACTTCATTTCACCTCCCGCCACTGGTTCTCGGCGAGCTCGAAGAGCACCGGCGTAAAACCAGCCCTCGACGCCACAAGGAGCATCTGCGGGCGGAACACGGCGACGAACGCCGTCGGAATCACGCCAGAAGCCCGCAGGCCGTTGGCGGCGAACGACGCCACGCCACGGCCTCGCCACTCCGGCCGGACGAATGATTCGAGCGTGTCCCACACGAGATGGGAGGATTTATCCTCCCATCTCTCTGTGCGGCTCCACCCAATGATCTCCCCCTGGTCATACACCAGAGCAATCGTCCCGTCGGCCGTAAGCTGAGACGCCAGCGTCCGCTGGAAATCACTGCCGTCGCGGGTTGCGTGGGAAATGAGAAAGCATCGCGTCGTCGCGTCGATGTTGCAGGTCGGCACGACCTCGCACATGAACGTGTCGAGCCGCTTGATCGACCAGCCGGCTGGGAGGACTGTGGTGGAGTTCACTGGCAGAACCTCTTCACAAACAGCGGCGTGTTCTCGCCCACGTAGCAGCAGAGCGTGTTGAACGACAGGTACTCGTCGGCCTCCTCATGCGTCATGCCGTCGCGCTCGACGAGAATCTCGACGCACTTATCGACGTCATAGACGACGACGTGCGGATGATGCGTTGACACCGTGTAGCCGATGATCGCATCGTCGAATCCGTCGGCAGTCAGAGCCTCTGGATTCACCTCCACGATTTCTTCGTGAATGCTCACTCAGCACCCCCATTCGCCGCCTCGGCGCGTTCCTTGACAAGCGCCTGCTGCTCAAGGCGAAACATGAGGTCGCGGATCACGCGGGCAATGCCGGCGTAAACAGGCACGTAATCGCCGACGCCGAACTTCGCGAGGTAGTCGCAGAAGAGGAGGGCGTCGGCTGGCGTTTCAATGGAGTCGTCAATCATGCAGCAACCCTCTTCCTCGCAATGGAGGCGTACTCAGGATTCAACTCTATACCCGTAGCCTTACGGCCCATTTGCTTCGCGACGGCCAGCGTTGTGCCGGAGCCGGCGAACGGATCGAGGACGACGTCGCCTGGATTCGACGAGACGCCGATGATGCGGGCGACGAGCTCGCTCGGAAGCTGCGTCGGGACTCCAGCCACCCGCTCCTTGAACGTGCCGCAGACACGATTGATCTGCCAGACGTCGCCCATGACCTTGCCGCCGGGGGCGGCGCGGCGGTCGCCGTACTTCGTCTGCCGGTCGCTCGGCACGGTCACAGCCTCGCGGTTGAACGTGAAATTCCTATCGTCCTTGACCGCGTAGTAGATCGGCCGGCTCGTGCGGGCGAACTTCCGCTGGCACTGCACGCCGAAGGTTTCGTGCCAGGTGATCCGATTGCGGACCGAGAAACCCTGAAGTCGCAGAGAAATGTCGATCTCAGCGCCGTGCTCCTGTCCGCTGATGATCCAGATCGAACCTTGCGGCTTGAGGACATGGTCGCACAGCCAAATCCATTGCCTGCACCACTGCCAGTAGTCCACCCGGCGATCGGCCTTCTTGCCACTGCCGTAGTCGATGCCGATGTTATACGGGGGATCGGTCAAGACGAGATCGACGCTCTCGCGAGGCAGCGCTGCGAGGACTTCGCAGCAGTCGCCGACGTGAATGGTGCAGGTCACAGCTTCACCCCATACACCTTCTCGATCTCACGCTTCACTTCATCCCGCATCCGCTCCCAGCCAACCATCGCGGCCGCCATAACGACCTCGCGATCGTCGCCGTGGCCGAGCTTGTCGAGCAGTGTCACGAGGCTCTGCACAGTCCGCGTCAGCCGAAGGATGCGGCGCTCCTGCGCGTCGAGGCGACGACGCAGGCGGGCGTTGCCGCGAACCTGGCCTCGTAGCTCTTGGAGGTACGTTTTCATTGATAAGGCGCCTTGCCCGAGTCGAACGGGGTCTTCCCTTTTGGGGACGTTTTGCCGTCTCCGGTGGCTGCCGCCGGATGCAAACTATGGGGCGCGTGCTACAGGTCCGCGTCTTCCAGATCGTCGTCGTCGCAAAGCAACTCCAGAACCCGATCAAGCTTCATGTCGATCTGCTCGACAGTCTCAAAGAGCGTCGGCTGCGCCTTCGCCTCGTTGCGGACGTGATCGACATACGCCCAGCCGTCGGCCTTCCGAACGAACCACTTGTCGTCCTGAATCGAGAAGTAGCCGTTGATGGCTCCGTCTTCGATGCCTTGCTTGACCGTTGACGACCACGCATTGAACGTGTCTATGGATACGATTTCACTCGTCACTTGATGACCTCCTGAATCCATGCTGCGTACTCGCTCACGTCGGTGTGGCCGCTCTCCTCGCCCTCGCGGCTCAGGAGCGGCCCTTTGTCTCGCATGGTCAGGCTGTTGATCCCAGCCAGTTCGCCGTTCGCGAACAGCGGGCCGCCCGAATCGCCTGGGGCAATGCAGAACTCCATCGGGCTCGACCGCCGTCTGGCATCGCAGATCATCATGTGGCGCTCGTATCGCACGATCGTGTTCGTCCCTGCCCGCAACAGACCGTCATGCTCGCCGTGGCCGCCAGACAGCCGGCCCGTCACTCCGTAGCCGGCAATGCTCACCGTCTGGCCCACGTTATGCCGTGTTTTAGCCAACGGCGGATAGAAATCCAGACCAAAACTTCTTTCCGAATGGAGGAGGGCGATGTCGTGCTCGCCGAAGCGATCGTTCCACTCAGGGTGGATGACAACCCTGTCGATGGCGTGGTCGTTCACGACGATGCCATCGACCGCGTGAACCACATGGGCAGCCGTGATTGCCCAGTGGCCGGAAATCAGCGTCGCCGTGGCTATATGCTGCCGTCCGTCGCTGGCCGTTCCTCTCAGGCGGGCCGTATACGGCCTGAAGCCGTCGGCGTAGGCGATGTAGGCCGAGTCTGGCACAGAATCGTCCGTAGTGCCTGCGTCGGCTGGGCCGACGAGCGAAGCCATCACGGCGGCGGCAGCGAGATTCTTCATAGCCTTGCCGTCCACCTCACTGGACGATCGTTCTGTAGGCGAGGGCGAGGAGAAGGGCCGTGAATGCGAGAATCATCGGAGCCGCCGCGTAGCAGACGACCTTCATCACGCTGTCGATCCGCCTCAGGTCTTCGGCGATCTCGGCGTCGAGGCGGCGGCGCTGCTGCTCGAAGTAGTCGTCGTTCATCGCATATACCCAATTAGGGATACATAGGCGACGGCCCCGGCGAGGACGAGAATCGTCGCCACGTTGAGCCAGGTGTGCAGGAATGGGTCGATGGTCATTGTTACACTCCGCACATGCCTTCGCACTCGTTGTCGAAATCCACGAACAGGCCCATCTGGCCTGTCTTTTGGCCTTCCGTTCGCAGGTCGGCGTCGCGAAGAGGGACGTATGACCTGTGGATGAACGAAATGCCTCTTGCGCCGTCTCCGCGAACGGCATCATCAACCTCGCACGCGCGGCGCCACCCGTCTGGGTCGTTCTCCTTCAAGTCGCGCCACTCTTCGTTTGTCTTGTACGGACAGAACACGCACGCAGACCTGGGCACAGGATGCGGAACCCTGTCCTTGAGGTATGCCTTGCAGTCCCCTCGCGTCATCTCTAGGTCAAACAGGGGAAACTCAACCTTCCACTGCTTCGGCCTTGCCGAATACCGCTGCTTGACGCGTATGACGCGACGCGGCTCGTCGAACGAAAGGCCCATGTGCTGAATGCACTCTGCATCCTTTGGAAGCGGCCTGCCAGGATCGACGCCGTATATTTCACGCCGAATCACACGCTCAACAACATCAACCTTGAATTCCTTTGTGCATTGCCGCTGCCCGACGCCCTTGTTCTTTCCAGCCTCGTCCTGAACGTAGGCCGGAATTGACGAAAAGTACGTCCCGTCCCTTCGGCGGTTGCCGCGGTAGTCTGTGCCGGCGATCACGCAGTCGCCGAGCTTGCCGGCGGTCGCCCGAATGATCTTCGGGCCGCCAAGCGTCTCAAGCCACTCAAGGTGCCGATAGACATCCGCTGGCTCCTCCTGAGTGTCGGCGAAGATGGCGTAGTCAAACTTCTGCACCTCTCCGTCGATAGCCATGAGGTACAGGGCCGTTGACTGGACGCCGGCGCCGAGATTGAGGATGTGGGTTTTCATTGGTCGCACCTCGCCGAACTCCACTCCGTCTGGCCGCCGTGCTCGACAACCATGAACGAGTCTTGAGATATGCAGTCGCGTAGGGTTTGCCCCAAATCAGATGCCAGACGCAGAAGGTCGCTCCCGCCTGACGGAAACCGCGGGTAGTTCCTGAAGCCGATTACGAATCCGGCCTCCTCGCCGCCTCGGTAGATGTACGTCGTTGGCGTCACCGTCACGCAGCACGGCCTGCCCTTGCAAAACCGGCGGATGACCTGCTTGGCGTGCTCAATGTCTCCGGCCATGAATAGCTCGACGATGCTGGTTGGCTCCGCTTTAGAGCCGCCGCCGAGCCGCGTCGATTCTCCGTAGACGTCACTCATTTAGCACCCAGTAGCTTGCTGATCTCTTCCGTGCTGATCTGCCGCTGTTTCGGCCTCGTCGCGTCCATGTACTCGGTAAACACATGGCCCGCGAAGTACACCGCCGTCTTCGCATCCTCCGCAACGAGGCCGGCAGGATTGCCGGCCATCGCTGCGGCGATGCTGACTGTGAGTTGCCACAGACGCTCCTCGTTGTCGCGCATCATTCGTACCGAACGACTGCCACCCAACCACGACGCAGTGGGCACCAGGCGGTGCCGATCTCACGCACACGCCGCTGGCCCCAGTAACACGCCCGCCGACAAGCCGCGTCGGGACTGACTGTCGAGAAGCCCAGCCCCTCGTAGCCAAAGCCGCGCCGGCCGCAGTGGACGAACGTGTTCGTCACCGCGAGGTGATCGGCGTGCTCCTGGGCAGAGACGATGCCGACGCTCCGACGGCCGTGGACGACGACGGTCGTGTCGGCCGAGGCTACGGCGGCAGTCAGGATAAGACACAGCGAAAGAATCATGGGACGCATGGTGATGCTCCTAGAGGTTTCAGGCCCGAACATTCGACTCAATGGCTCGTTCGATCTCACGGCACTCGCTCTCGACTTCGAGGAACCCACGCTTGAATTCGACGACCGACTGGCCGACACTGCGGGCGATCTTCGGGAGACGTCCTCCGAAAAGCATGACTGCGATGCTACCGATAAGACACAGTTCAAAAGTCCCGATCCCAAACATGACGACACTCCTTCGTTACAGGTCACTAACCGATCTCGTGGACGTCCAGCGAGATTTCTTGCGGGAGCAGCAGCGCAGGCTGCGTGATTCCGTGTTCTTTCAGGTGCAGTCGCAGGTTGTCGCGAATGCTCTCCATCACCTCGCCGGAGACGCGAGTATTCACGCGAAAGACGAGCAGCGTCTTTTTCTTCTCGTCCAGAGGCACGGCCTGCGCCGCGAGCTCTTTCTCGCCGGACTTCGTATTCAGCAGAAACGGCGACGCGAAGAGTCCCTGGAGTGCGGAGCGGCGGTCGATCACTTCGCCACCGCCTTCCCGAGCAACTCCTTGCGGATGATGTTCATTTCCTTCGGCGCCTGGATCGCGAGGCGAACCTGGCCGTCCACCACGCGGGTGACGACGATCTCAATGTCGTTGCCGATCAGAAGCCGCTCTCCGCGGCGTCGTGTGAGAACAAGCATTGCTGACTCCGTTCAGCGGGTGCCGGTGACTGGCGGCTCAGTCAGGAAGTGACATAAAGAACCGCCAGCCACCAACGTAGTGTGTGGGCGTAGCCTATGCTCCGGCCGAAACGGCGTCAAGACGTTTCCGGCAGGCGTCGCGGACGGCTGGCCGCGGGTGCGATGCTGCGGCCCATTCGACGTAGTCTTTGCCACGCGGATGCGACAGAGCCTCGTCGATCGTCTGGCCCTCAAAACGCCCGTCGCGGAACACGAACTCGTCCTCCTTCGGCTTCATGTGGCCCTCGATAGCCGGCTCACGCGAGATCGTCCCGCAGAAGCAGCATTCCAGCGTCCACTCACCTCTGTAGTCGTCGATGATGTCGAGCGCCATCGCTCCACACGCCTCGTCGGCGCACGCATACACGCCGTCGGTTCTGCCGAGGATACGCGCCGCCGATTTCCCTAATATATAAGGGCTTTTTTGCGTTTTCTCGTCTGACTCAGCAGGGGGTACGACTTTTGGCCGTTTCTTGCCCTTCACCGGCTCGTCCGGCGTCACGTCGAATAGCGTACTCATGTCGCGTAGCCTTTCTCAGAGAGGGAGTTCCATCCGGTACTTCTCGCGCGGGTCGTGGGCAATGATGAGCTTCTTACGAGCCCGCGTCACGCCGACGTACTCGATTCGCCGCTCCTCGTTGAAGCGGGCCTGGTCGTTTTCCTCGCTTTCGCGAATCCGCCGGCCGAGATTTGTCAGCATCACGACTTTGTCGCTCTCTTGACCCTTGACTGAGTGAATCGTGCCGATCCGAATCTTCGGGTTGCTCACGACATCGACACCCCAGCGTTTCGCGGCAGCCGACCACTTCGTGCCGCCGTCAGGCAGGCCGCTCCACGCACCGCTGGCGATCGCGGCCCGCAGGTGCTCGGTCGCCCCCAGTTGCCCGATGTCTTCGGGGTATATGCGGTCGAACGTCGAGCTCAAGCCCTTCGACCACCGGCTCTTGCTGCCCCGTTCCAGCCACGTCCGGCCGTCCGTCGTCTTTGATGGCAGCATTTCGAGGATGTAACTCCACTGGTCGCCGCTGATCGCTTCGCCGTGCTGGAGCCGCCAGAGGCCGCCCATGCCCAAATCTCGCGTATACGCGCCACCCTTGGCCTTCACCTTCCGAAACGGCATTCCGATGTCGTCTAGAATCGCGGCGATCTTGCCGACGTGCCGGTTCGTCCTGGCGATGACGAGCGTGTCCTCGTCGGGCCGCAGGTCGGACAGGTCGTCCTCGAAGTTCTCGCTCTCCTCGACGCTTCCTTCGTGATCTGCCGGGGCGATCCCGCGATCCCAGTAGTCCGGCAGCCGCTGAAGGCACCGTTCGCCGAGGGCCATGATCGGCGGCGCACACCGATAGCTCTTCGGCATGATCTTCTGGTTCTTCCCGACGTCCCACGACATGAAATACTCGCTGCTTGCCCCCGCCCACGAGTACAGGACTTGGTACGGATCACCGACGCACCACGCCCATTTCACGGCGTCGCCCGTCAGGAGTCGTCGGCAGGCCAGATCAAGCAGCTTGCTGGCGTCCTGGGCCTCGTCGAAAATCCAGCCCACGACCGTGTCAGGAACCATGCCGTCAGGCATCACGAACTCCGGCCCGTCGGCCGGACTGTGCCTCACCCCCACGAACCGGCAGAGCATATCGGTGAAATCCATCCGGTGATCGAGCCGCTTAGCCTGCTCGTACTGCTCAATCCGCTTGACCACCTCGCCGAACGACGGGGCGTCTGGGTTCTGGTCGGCCTCGACCACCTGCTTCAGCGGCGCGACGAGGTTCCTGGCGAGGCTCCAGTAGTTCAGGGCCGCCGCGGCCGCTGGGTCGCCCGTGTACAGGCTGACGCCGCCGTCATCGTCCTCCGACATGGAATACGCCACGTCGCTTCCTACGGCCTCTGACACCCATTTGTCGTCGTCTTTGCTCCCGCCCAGTATCTCCCCCTTGCTGACTCCCAAGACCCTGTAGGCGACGCTGTGGGCCGTCCTGAACCAACCCTGCCCAGACAGGTCGTCGGCACTCACGCCCCACGCCGCTGCCGCTCGGCTCGCCGCCTCCGACCTTGCGGCCCTGGTAAACGAGGAAAACCCGAGAGCGTAGGGGTTTCTGGCAACCTCCGGCCGCTCCATCGCCTTTTCCATGATGCCAAGCATCATGGTCGTCTTCCCCGTCCCAGCGCCGCCGATAACTCGTGCAGTTTGCATTCCCATTGCTCCTATGTTTCCTAAATTGAACCAAGTGGACGGTTGGACGGTCTGTTAAGATAGGTAAACCGTCCACCCTAAAGCCTTGCAATCAAACAGCTTGCGCTTCGTGGACGGTGGACGGTGAGTGATTTTGGTAAATCGCTTCACCCCCATCGGCATCCCCCTTTACCGTCCAATCGCCGTCATCGCCGGCCGAGAGCCGCTCTAGGGCAGCCAGCCACTCGCGGGTGAACACAACGTATTCCAGTCGCCCGCTCTCAAAGCGGTGCCTGCGGTGGTCGAAGTCTCGCTGCCCCATGATCTCTAGGAGCTTCGCCCGAACGCGATTCCGCTCCCCAGGAACAACGTCGTGGCTCCGGCCAATGTCCTCCCAGATTTTGCCCCACTGGAGCCAGAGTTCGTCCGGCGTGACCCAGCACGGCCTCCCAGACTCGTTCGGCTCTGGGTTGTCCTCGCTCTTCGGCGTCGTGGCCTTCTTGATGACCTGAAGGACGTAGCCGGCCAACTGGGCATATCGCAGGCTCGACGTGCCGACCGCGATGTCGTCCTCCTCTCGCTTGCGGGCCATCAGCAGTTCCATGAGGCCAGGTACGGCTTGGAACCCGTTCGCCTTGCAGGCATCGTGCCCCTTCCAGATTTTCTGCCACCGGCCGGCATCGCCGTCGAGGATGTAAGCCCGTGTGGCAGTGAACACGGCCGCCGCCACCTTCGGGGCTGACCTGAACGTGTCGAACGTCATGTGGATGCGACCGCGGCACGGGGTCGCCTCCCAGAGCGGGACGCACAGAACGATTTCTGGCGGGTCGGAGTGGATCATCTCGATCCGCCAGTCGCCAGGCTCGTATGCCTCTGTCTTCCCGACCGTCACCTTCTTCAGCCCGTACAGTTCAAACCCGCTGCCAGGTGGCGGCTTCTTCTTGCCGTCTTCGGCGGCCGCGATATTGTCGAGCTCACGCTCAACGGCAGACTCTTCGGCGTCAGCGTCAGCCGGCGACCATCCCGTCTCCTTCCGCCTTCGGTAGTGTTCGAGGCAGTCTGCGATGATCTGACGGACGTGCTTCTCGTCGGCTGGCGGCTGGCAGTTCTCCTTATTGAGCAGCAGGATTTCACGGGTCGTGATTTCCTGCATGGTACGATCGAGTGGATTACGCTGGTTCACGATTTTGAACCATGACCATCGCAGGATCGCGCGGTGCCGGTGGCCGTCTGGTATCTTCCCAAACAGCATTGTCGAAGCCGGCTTCTCGTCCGGCTTGCCGGCAGACCGTCCGGCGCCGTTTGAGAGCGCGACCAGAAGCGCCTTCGGCGTCCTCGCGATCTCGACATCGTCGAGCGAGAACCCAGGCTTCCACGAATACTGAACGCCAGAGCGGTGCCATGACGGCGGCAGTACGCTCTGAATCGACGCCTCTCCGGCTCCCATGCGGACCTCAAGGCCGCCTGGTGAGGCGGTCCCTTTGCATTCGGACAGGCAGTCATCCCACCGCGTCAACTGGTGCGTCGATTTTCCGCTCGTCCACGTCGGCGTTTCGAGGTCGTCCATGCCGATCGACTTGCGGAACTGCCTCGCGGCCTCGTCGTCGTCCTCGCTGTCGATCATCCCGCCTTTCGGCCCGAGCAGGCAGCCGACGTTGAACGGGATGCCGTCTTCCAGCCACTCAAGGATGTCATCCTCAGTCTGCGCAACACGAGACGCCCAGTCATCCCCGACCGGATGCTTCCCGCAGTTGCGTTCGCCAGACTTCCCGATGGCGTGATCCTTCCGGCCGCATGTACACCGGCCGTCCGGCCAGATGCCGTGAACGCGAACGAGGATCAAGCCTTTTGATAGGTAGAGCGCGCATGCCTTGAACATGGCGTCTGGGTCGAATTCAAATGCCATTTTGCACTAACTCCGTTTAGCGACTGCCGAACTTCCGTTCCATTGAAATCCTCGCTCCGTCAATAACTCCGCGACGCTCGCTCCAGACCTTGTTCGTGCCGTTGATGACGAACAGGAGCTCTTGAGGCTGTATTTCGCCGACGCCAAGCCTGCCCCAGAACCTGACCGCGAAGGCCGCAGGCGCCTCCCTGCCGAGACGCTGGCCGTAGTGAGCGAAACCGTTGTACGAGAAGACATACACGTAGCCGTGGCCGTCGAATTTCGTCTCCGCGTAGTCGTGACACTGTGACCACCACTTCGTGTAGTCCTTCATGTCGAAGCTCTGCTTGAACTTGCGGAAATTCTTGAACTCGACCCCGAGTCTCGGCGACTTCGTCTTCCACCCAGAGTCATCGCGAGGAGTGATGATTGCGTCGATCCGAACTCTTTTTCCGCTCCAGTGCGTCCCCCACACCTCCTCAAACACATGGAAGTGCCTTGCTAGCCGATCCAGAACGCCCCTCTTGAGATCAGACTCGTTGCCCTTCGCTCTCGCCGCGTCATCGACGCATCGGTATGCGATCGAATAGACGTCGCCTGGTGTTCTCGACGATGATCCGCTCTCGTCGAGCAACTGCTCGATGCGTTCGATCACTTCCTGTAGGACGTCAACCGAGTCGTCTTGCATCAACTCGGAGGCGAGACGCAGGCAAATCAGATAGATGTCTTCGTCGTTCACCGCCCTGCTCCTGCGTTGCATAAGAAACCCTCCCCCGCCCACCGCATTTCGCAGTGGGCGGGAGAGGCGTAATCCGCCGAGTCGGCGTGACGTGAAAGGGAGAAAGCGTCAGAGGCTCGACCGGCTGGCCGTGTTTTTCGCCACCGCGGCCTGGGCGTCCGGCCCCTAAGACGGGGTTTCGCGCCGCCGGCCCAGCGACAAAATCACTCGTCGTCGTGGGCGTCCGGCGTGACGGTGGCGCCGGCCGGAGGAGCGGAGAACATCCGCTTCAACGGCTCGACGTACACGCGCCGCGCGACCTCGCCCTGCTCCTCGCTGATCGTGCCGACGACACGCGGCACGATGGTGGAGTAGGGCTGGCCGCCCGCGCTCTTCGCCTTCTCCAGACGCAGGCCGACGACCACCTCGTAGTGGAAGCTCGGCAACCGCTTCTGGAACGGCAGCCACGACTGGAGCGAGCCAGGTCCGACGGTCACGAGGATCGGCCACACGTCGCCCTCGCGGAGGATCGCCAAGATGCGGCTCTCCTTGACCTTCTTGCCGCCGCCCTTCGCCGAGCCGTAGCCGAACTCGGTGCTCTTCGAGATGGCGTCCCAGTCGTACTTCCGATCGCCGATGCGGAACCGCTCCAGCGTCTCCGGCTTGATCTCGGTCCCGAGCTCGTCGGAGACGCGGTAGCCCACCATCAGATCGTTGCTGATGATGATCGGCCGCTGATCCGTCGGGTCTTGGGACGGCCAGAGCACTCCGCGCTTTGAGATGCCCACGAGCAGGCCCACGATCTCATCGCAGGTCGTCTCGTTGCCGTCGAGGTTCACGGTCCACTTGGTGCCGCCGCCGGCCGGCGTCTTCACGCGGACCAAGTCCTGTTCCCGCATCGGCTCGCCATCGAGGTTCGCCTCGATGATCCGAAGCTGCCGGCTGTCAGCCGAGAGCGCCGGATAGTTGATGCTCTGGACACTCGTCGAAATCGCAGTCGTCATAACTGTCTCCTCGCGTAGGGAATGAAACCAATCGAACCAGACACGTCACTTAACACTGACGTGTCGCAGCTTCGGAGCAACGTGCTCCGAGAGCAGACCTTCAAATGGAGTACCGTCGGAATACGGCGCGCGGGCATCCTTGCCCGCGGCCATCTCCTTCAGCAGGCTTTTCAGCCTCGCCGTGTTGACGCTGGCAATCGCCTCCGCGAAGCCAGCCGCCTTCGCGGCACGCATGACCAGTTCCTTCCGGTCCTCGCTCACGCTCATGTAATGATCGTGCTCGACGCGCCACGAACGACCAGCGACCTTGACTCCGTCGAGCCGCTGTTCAGACATCTCGCGGATCGCAGCCTCTTCGAGGCTGGCCCGCCGTTCCTTCAATTCGTCGATGTCGCCGTTCAGGCGAGTCAACTTCTTGTCGATCTCAGCGATTTCAGCGAGCGCCGACTGGAGCGTCGGCTCCGTATCCGCGAAGGATGGATTCAACGACATTTTTGCGTTCCCTCAGTGCCTCATAGACCTTGCCGTCCACCGTGGAGCGGCCATGAATCGTCGATACAAGGTGGTAGATGAGCGTGCGGCGCTCTTGACCTGGGCGGTGCAGTCGCGCGACGGCCTGCTCGTACTCCGCGAGGCTGTAGCCGAGGCTAAAGAACCAGCAGTAGCTTGCCCGCGTCAGATCAATGCCGATACCGCCAGATTGAATCTGCACCACAAGGCACGTTGTCTCTTCGCGTTGCCATTGGGCCAGTTCGCTGCGTTCGCCTGAGAGTTCACTGACGGAGCGGTCGAGGCTTTCGCAGGCGGCGCGGGCCGATTCAATGTCACTGCGGAAGCGGCAGAAGATCACGACTGGCTCTAGCTGGGGCAAGTCCTCCAGCATATCGCGCAGCATTGTCGCCTTGGCGGGATGCTCGGCGATTTTCGTCGCGGCCGGCGTGTCGTCGTACCTCACGTAGCCGCCGCAGGTCTGCTGGAGCCGCAGGAGTCGCTCCAGTGCATTCTTCGGCGTCACGGCCCCAGTGTCGCAAACGTGGCAGAACTCGCGTTCGAGCTCCGCGTAGATTTTCGCCTCCGCAGGCGTCAGATCGCAGGGCACGTCGATGTACTGGATCGGCGGCAGGTCGAGCACGTCCTGGCTGCGGACGTGATGCGTCGTCGCGGCGACCTTCGCGTGGGCATCAGCTAGGTTGCGGAAGCCCACGACGAACTTCTGCGGGCCATTCGAGAAGACGGCGTACTTCGCCTTGTGCAGTGTGTAGGACGTACCAAAAGTGGGGCACTCCGGCGACTCGATGCTCCGGTAGATCGGCTGAAGGTCGAGCACCGAGTGCGGGATGAGCGTGCCGGTGAGGCCGATCGTGATCGCGTTCGGATTCTTCGCCCGCAGGCGTCCAGCCCAGCGGCTGGCGACGCCGGTCGCCGACTTGAGGCGGTGAACCTCGTCCCAGATCAGAAAATCCCAGGCAGTCTTTTCGGCCAGCTTGATCCGCCAGACAGTTTCGTAGTTGCAGACGACGATGACCGGCCGCTGGTCGGGGTCGGCGAGAGCCTCGCGAAGCTGCTTCTCCTTCTGGGCCGAAGAGCCTTTCTCCAGGCTGACGACGCGAAACTGAGGAGCCCAGAGCCCGACCTGCTTCGACCAGGCCGGAATGACGGCCTTCGGGCAGCACACGAGGGCCGCTCGCCACGGCTTCACTTCGTGCTTGCGGGTCAAAAACGACAGCGTGGTGCGGGTCTTGCCGCTTCCCATGCCGTGGTTCCAGACAAAGCTCTGGCGATCCCACGCCCACGCGATCGCGTCTTCTTGGTGCTTCCACAGAGCCATACGCTCCTCCATGAGTGTGGAGGAATGTATCGGCTTATTGGCTACGCGACAAGACTACGTTTTTTTCTTCAGGGAATACCGCACTCTTCCCTGCATTTTGCCGGTAGAGAACGCCGCCTTGGCATCGGCGAGGTTCGCGAGGGCCGACTTCTTCGACACGATCCACTGCGGCTGCTTGGACGACCGCGGGCTCCAGAGCCGGCGGCCGATGAGCTTGCCTTCTTTCACGAGCCGGTTCGCCCACGTCACATGGGTGCCCATGATCTCGGCGGCCTCGGCGACCGAGATCGCGTCGGACAGTTGGATTTTGTGCTCGACGGCAGCCAGGTGCTTCAGGACCGCCTTCCGGTGCTTGTCATTCGTCCGAGGCCGCTTGCCGGTGCCCCCCTCAAGGGCCATTTTCTCAGAGTATCCGCACCAGTTCTCCTCGCATTCGGCCCCGTCGAAGAACGTGATCTGCCGGCCCTTGTCGCCAACGTCGTGCGTGTGGGCTGTCAGCTTCCCCGTTTTGGCGAGCCTGTAGGGCACGGTGAAGTGCAGTCCCAGGATCGCCGCGGCCTCGAATCCACCGACCGCCTGCCGTGTCTCGCCGGCAGGCCGGATTTTGTGGACTGTGTAATTTGCGGGCTTTTTCATGGGCTTGCCCTCCGGCCAGTGACTCGGCCTTGAAATGGAGGATAGGGGATTCTAGATTTCACCGCTGGCGAAGTGACCGAACGGATTCAGAAACGGAGGCCAGCGATGGAGCGCGAGAAACGCTATCGGGTCGTGTGTGAGTGGGTTGACGATATGGATAACGATCACACCGATTCCGACGAGATTCAAGTCAGGGCAACTTCTGCGGCCTCGGCAATCGCTGCGGCCAGAAAGAAGTGGAGGCTGACCATCGGTGCCGAGTGGCCCCGGTGCCGGCTGGAAAAAACTTGGATTCTCGCACCATCCCACGCGGATGGACTTGCCTAGTACGCAAGGAGGTGGCACCTTCTGGGGGGAACTCCCACCATGACGCTCACCGAGTTGCTCGTCGATCAGTATGCTCCGCTAAAGGGGATCGAGGACCGCACGGTCACGATCTACGGCTTCACTATTTCTAAGTGGGCCGAGTTTCTCGGTCGCCAGCCGACGGTCGAGAACGACCTCTGCGACGAGCTCGCGATCGCGAAGTTCCTGGCCCACAGGCTACGTACCCGCTCCGTTGGGACGGCCGCAAAGGATCGCTGCCAGATTCACGCATTGGCAACCTTTGCTTTCCAAAAGGGTCTTACGAGGGTCTGCCCGCAGATGCGGCCGATCCGCGTGCCTGAGAGGGTGCCGCAGGCGTGGCTGACAGATGAGTTCAAGCGGCTGCTCTCGGCGTGCGACGGCGAGGAGGGGCAGATCGTCGGCGTGTCGGCGCGGCTGTGGTGGAGAGCCGCGCTGCTGACCTGCTACGAGATTGGTGAACGCATCGGCGGCATCCTCGGCATCGAGTGGGGTGACGTCACGCCGCAGGGCATCATCGTCCGCGCCGAGGAGCGGAAGGGAAAGAGGCGCGACATCTACCGGACGATCTCGCCTGAGTGCCACGCCGCAATCGAGGCTATCCGCACCGACCGCCGGCTGGTGTTCGACTGGGATCGGGCCTACAGCACGATCTGGGGAAAGCTCGGCAAGATTTGCGAGCGTGCTGGCCTGCCGAATGATCGGTGCAGCAAATTCCACCGCATCCGCAAGACGACGGCCTCATACGCCGCCGCCGCCGGCCTCAGCGCTCAGGCCGTGATGGATCATGCCAGTCCGCTGACGACGAGGAAATACCTCGACCCGCGCATCGTTCAGCCGCAGGACATTCACAGCGTGCTGCCGAAAGTTAGCTGACCAACCGCGGCACGACCGGAGCGTTTTGCCGAATCTGCCCCCAATCAGCGTATGCGGACTCGAAAAGCCCGACGCTGCGGTGGCCGAGGTGGTAACGGCCTTTGCCTGGGTTCTCCATCTCGACGTGAGTCGCCCCGCTCCTTCGCAGCCATTTCGACGAGCCGTCGAGCCCGCACGACCTCAGGTGGGCTTTCATTAGCCGCATCGCCTGCCTCTTCTTGCAGACCCACCCGAGCACGCTGCCGTCTGGGGACATAACGAGCAGCTTCTTGACGGCCTCGACGCAGGCTGGCGAGAGCAGCTTCGTGATCGCATCGCCAGTTTTATGCTGCTGCCACCGGAGCGTATCGGCGTCGAAGTTCTCCGCGCGAAACGCCCAGACGTCGCCGAACCGTGCGCCGGATTCGTAGGCCAGAAGCATCCAGCATCGCATCACGAGGCTCATTGGGGCGCCAGTTCGCGTCCACTTGCCCTTATATCCTTCCGTAGCCTTTATGGCCGACTGAATCTGCTCGACCGTCCACGCCTTTGTCGGGGGCTTCTTCCCCTTGATCCGCATGATTCCCTTGGGCGGGTCTTTGATGAGGTCGGCATCCCAGGCCCATCGCCAGAGCCCCACGAGCATGACTCGCTCGCAGCGGCAAGTGATGCTGGATCGCGTGGCGAGGCGCGACTTCAGGTAGGCGTTCACTGCCTCCTGCTTTGGGTGCTTCACCCTAGCAGCGAGCCTCAGGACGTTTGCCTCATGGGCCTTCGATACGGCCCTCTCGGCGAGGTATTTCTTGGCGATCTGCGTAAAAGTCAGCGTCATTGCTTTCGCCCTCCGTTATGGATGGGCGTAGGCTACCAGGCGCAGTGTTTTCCGCAAGCCTCCGGCTCCCGACCGCGTGCCGCGGTAGGTACGGGCAGTTCAGGCAGCCAAGGCCGCAGCAGACGCCGCGGGCGGCAAGCCGCTCTGCGGTGAATGCGGTCACTTTCGCCGCACTTCCGCCGATCGCAGCGTATCGGCGAGGCGGCGAACGTCAGGCCGCCACGCCTCCCAGTCGCAGGCGTGTCCGACGACGTGGTGGCACGGCCGGCAGAGGGTGATGAGGCCGCTCGGCGGCGGCAATTCCGGCCCGCCGGCGTGGACGGGCAGGATGTGATGCACTTCGAGGTCTTTCGCCACGCCGCAGGCTTGGCAGAAAGGCTCTCGGCGAACGTGGGCGTCGCGCCATGCCTTCCAGCGGCCCGATCGGGCGGCGCCGTAGAGGTCTGAAGCAGCCTTTCGCAGCCAGCCGAACATCGAAGCCGCCTCCTTGCAGCTTCATTCATTTTACTGGCCGGCTGGTGGCAGGAGACTCAATGTGTAGCGCAGTTCAGCCCAGCCGCTCTAGCAGGCCGCGAAGGGTGGCGACTTCATCCTTGTGCCGAAGGTCTTGGCAGGCGACTTCCACCGCCTCACGCTCCACTGTCGTGAGACGCAGCCGGTCGATCTCGGCCTCGCGGGCTTCGATGTAGCGGATGATCTTTGGAAGGAACTCCGACACTGGCCCCGACTGCCCGTAGGCATCTACCACCTTAATGCCCAGCCGGTCGGCTTCTGGCCCTAGTTGCTCAAGAATCTGGAAGGCGTGTCGGTTGTCCATGTCTCTCCATTCGCTCAATAAGGTCATACCCGTTTGGGTATAGCCGCACCTGCGGCGTGTCCGGTCATTCGGTAAGCAGTTATGGGCGGTTATTCTTCCAGAACCGCGCATCTATTGGCAGTTTCAGCGAACTTCTGTGCGGTCGTGATAACGGCATTATCGCCAAGCGGAATCTGATAATTAGATTGTTCTGTGGCTACTCGTCGCCTCTTATCGTTCGCCGCGTTTCAGGCGCGCGTGAGCATGGCGCGGGCGGCGCGGGCGGAGGTGGCTGCGTTGCTGGAGGATAAAACCGCCCGCCAGCATTCGGATACAGCACGTTCAAGTCGATCACGCCGTCTCTGTGTGCCTTCTCCTCAAATGCTAGCCCACGCTCCAGCGACTCTATGTATTCGTCAGAGAAGTGCGGCCCACTCTCGTCGTCGCCCCATCGGCAGCGATGCTGGGCCTTTGATTCCCATTCGGCTTTCGGCACCAGCACCCACTCTTTTGTCTCCAGGGCGGTCGCCAGAGCGTCCATCTGCGTGCCGGTGACGTACTGCTCCGTCACAACGGCGACGGCACTGTTGACCTCGGCACTGATCTTGAGCGACCGCACGTTCTCCAGGCCGAGAGCGGCGAGGATGCGGTTGATCGCGGTGTTTGGCGGAATCACTGCCATCACTTCGCCTCCGGCGGCTCTTTGGTCCACAGCTTCACAGGCAACTCTCTGACTCGTTCTGCTATGGCAAGGGCTTCCGCTGACAGGCCCACTCCCGGCGGCTTGGTCCTGTATGGGTCGTGCTCGACCAAGCACCCAGGGACTTGTCCCGATGCGTGACTTTGGCCCATGGGCTCTGCGTGCGAGATGACATCCGCAACCAATGGCTTCATCGCAGGTGGCTCTGGCAGCGGCATCCAGTGGGTCGGCACAATTGGCGTGCCGTCCCATTCTTGCAGTGGCACGGCGTCCAAGTAGCCATCCACAAACGAAGCGATGCCACACCTTGTCGAATCGGTGACAAGAACTTCCTTGCCTCTTTCCGGCAAATCTTCGCTCACTGAAATCCAAGGCTGCGGAGTGATCGTCATTTCATAACCCTTCGGCAACAGAACTTCGTTTCTCATGTCTCTCTCTTTTCGCTGTAGCGCAGAAACTGTCACTTCCCGACAGTTTGTGGTTAGTCCAGCAGGCACTCCCTGCTGTCTCGGATCATGTCGCGTATCCGCTCGGCCAGCGCCGCCTCTGTCGCCGTAGGCTCGCCGTGCTTGAGGAGCGACCGGCAGTGCTGGTCGATCTCCGAGAGGATGCGGCGGGCCTCGCTGCCAGTGCGGGCGGCATCGAACTCGGCCTGCTCGTCAGGAAGGCGGTAACGAATCCAAACGTGTGGCATATGAGTTGTTACGCGGCCTTGACAGAAACCTATGCCCGTTTTCGTTTGGGCATAGGTTTCGTAACAGGCTTGCCCATCTCGCGGAGCCAATCGTCGCCTGTCTCCTGCTCGCCGTACCGCATGGCGGCAGCCTCATCGAAGGCGTCGGCCCTGCCCAGATCGAACCACGCTGGGTAGTGCCGCAGGATGCGTCGGGCCTCCTCGCGGATGTCACGCTTCACCCCCTTGATCCCGCCTGCGTAGGGCGAGGCCAGTCGCCGCAGGAAGTCCCTGGCACGGCAGACGGCGTAGGTTCGTTCGTCGGGGAGTGTCATGTTTTTTGACAGAAAAACTGGCTATTTCTTCTATCCAAATCGTATGCGAAAAGCGACGAAAACCGTATCGTTTTCGGTACGTTTCGGGTTTCGCGAAACGCGAAAGCCTTACCTAGTCGATGTGGTGCCATTGTACCGGCTTCGCCCACCGGCGCAACGCTCGCCGTGACGCTACATCACTCGGCTGAACACTGTGGGTGTAGAGCTGTCAGCGAAGCAGACCCTTCAGGCCAGCCGCGACATCCGGGCCGAGCAACTCCAGCACCCTCGCATCGACCTGCGCCTGCGTGTAGTCGCCAGCAGCGTCGTACTTCTCGCCTTCCCAGAGAACCAGCGAAGCCCGGTCAAACGGAAACTGGAGGCTCGCCATGCAGGACTTCCGCATGGGGTTGTCGGTCACGGTGACATCCAGATGAGGCACGGTGAGCGGAGCGATGTGCCGCACCTCGCCGGTCTTGGGGCGGGTGTACGAGTCAGGCTGCACGGTGACAGGGGGATTGAGTTGCATGGTCACACTACTCCAAGGATGGATGATCCGTTGATGCCGCGAGATGGATTGAACGCAAGCGTCGGAGGGTTTGGCTGGTACGCACCTGAACTCGCGTAATAGAACCCACCGCGATTCTGGGCGTTGTCATTGAACGTGATCGTGTAGCCTGGACTCGGCCAGTCCTGCATATACGGCGACTGATTGTACGAGTCGTCATTGAACACAAGCGGGCCGTAGAACGCAGGAATATAGGAAGACGAAGCATAAACCGCCGAACTAGCCCAGTTCGACGACTGATCGTTGAACGTCGCCGTGCCGCCGATCTTTGACCAGTATTCATTCTTCGACGAGTCGTTGAACGTCGCCGTGCCGTTCACTTCGGCTCGCATATTCGGAAGGTTGTACTGCGAACTGTTCACTCCGTTCGCAGAATATCCGTTGAACGTCGCGTTGCCGTACACAACGCCCGAATAGTTCCATGCGTTGTTGAACGTCGCGTTACCCTGTACGTTGCCATACAGGGTGTTGTCCGAATAGTGTCCGTTGGAAGAGCCGTCATTGAAGACGCCAGTTTGCACGCTTCCGGCGTTGTACGGCCCACCGTCGCCGAACGTCGCCGTGCCTTGCACTGAACCATATGGGCTGTTGTACGCACCAAACGAAAACGTCGCGTTGCCTTCGACGATGCCGTTGTTGTATGCCCCGACAAAAGTCGCGTCACCTGTGATTCGCCTACCGTAAGGCTGATTCCCGGCACCACTCAGGAACGTCGCGTTGCCGTTGATCTGCGAGAGGTTATTCGCCCCGTTCTGGAACGTCGCGTTGCCAACAACTGTTCCCTCGCCAATCGTATAGTCGTTCGACGCATTCGCACCGTCGAACGTCACGTTGCCCGTAATGGTGCCGTAATTGTACGCGGCAGAGGTTGAGCCGTTGAACGTCGCCGTGCCGGTCACAGTGATGGCGATAGACCAGTTCCCGCCACTCATCGTGAAGTCCACCACCGTCGGCTCGCTGCCGCTGGTGTTTTGCGAGAGCGACCCTGTCACCACTACGCTGTCGCTGCTCGTCGGCAGGCTCGTCGCCGGGATTGTGCAAGCCTCGTCCGTCCACCAGTTCCCATCGGAGCCGCCGGTCATGTACGAGGACGATGCGGCGACATCAGGGCTGCAAGACAAAAGGAGGTTCCCCGCTGCGCCAGCAGCGTTTGCGACCAAGTTGAACGTCGCGCCGTCAATCGTCGCGGTCACAGCGACATTGGCCTCAATAACCGACTTCAGATTGGCGAGCGACTCCGCTAGGTCAGCCCCAATAGGAACGGCGACATAGCTCGTGGAACTGTCGCTATCAAACTCAAAGGCAGTGCTTCCGATAACGATAGTGGTGCCGTCGCTGGGCTGGCCGGAGAAAGTGAAATAGCCGGTCGCAGCCGCAAGGACATTCGCCCAGTTCCCGTCACCCGTCGCGTTGTTGTAGTACAGCGTTGCCATCTATTTAGTATCCCGGTACGAAGGCGACCACATCCCACTTGTCCCGCCCCGCGTGATACGTCGCGGCGAGGATGTCCGTCTTGCCTGCCGTCGTGCTGAACGGCAGCGGCGAGGTCGCAGACGCAGGCAGATTGAATGCCGAGTCCAGCGTCACCGACCGGCCACCAGTGCCGTCCTGCGTGATCCGCCACCGGAGAGTCTTGCCATCCACCGGGTTCGTCGGATTGGCGAGCGTGCAGTTGTCGGTTAGCGTGATGTCGAAGATGTCGCCAGACGCGGCGTCCGTGCTGAGCGTGGCGGCGTAGGCGATAGCAACAACGTGCGGGTTCCGCAGCAGTGAGGCCGACACCTTCTTGGTGACAGGCGAGCCAGTGGGGTCGTCAACAATAACGAACAGGTCATCGGGCGTGACGGCCGAAGCCGCAGACAGTTCGCTGATCTTCACCTCTGTCATTAGTTCTGCTCCGTTCTGATCTTGTCGCCCGATTCAGTGGCGATGGCCGCACCGGACTCAGTCAAAAGCACAGGAGCCGAAGGCGCGGCGATCGGCTTTTTCGACGGCCTGAGAAGCCTGGGGTTCATTGGCATAGTGCGCTACTCGCTATGGCTTTACAGTAGGGATGTGGCGCAGCCTTACGGCTGCTCGTCTTTCGCCTTCTCGCCAGCCCTCGGCTGGAGGGCGTATAGCAGCTTCGTCTGCTCCTTCACCGCCTCGGCGATCTCTTTCTGGCTCTGGGCCACGGTCTGGAGGAATGCGGAGTGCTGCTCGACGAGCGGTAGCAGGATGTCAGACCTGAGCATCCATCCAAAAAAGATGGCGACCAGGGTAGGAAAACCCCACCGCTCTAATACCGTCTTCAGCGTGTCGCCCATTTCCTGCCCGCTCATGTCTTGAGCATCACCACGCAAACGGCCGCCGTGCTGTTCGTCGTCGCGCTGACGATCTTGATCGCGCCGCAGCCGTAGGTTTCGTCGGGCAGCGGGTAGACGCCGCCCGTCACGGTCGATGGCGACAGGGTGATGTCGGCCACGCTGCCGTCGATCTTGCGGAGCCGGTAGAACGGCCCAGTCGTGGCGTCAGACGCCCAGATTTGGAGCGTTGTGGCGGCCGTCGAGACGGTGCCGATCTCCAGGGCACCGCCGGCAACATCGTCCCATCGCAGCGTCGTGGCTACGGCTGTCGAGGTGGACAGCGTGATCGGGACGGCCTTGAACTTGCGGCGAATCTTTGGCTCGGACATAACGACGCACCTCCCTGTGCGTTGCGGGGCTCGCTGGCCCTCACGAGGCGGAACACGGGGCTATATCCCCATTGTATAACCGCGTAGCCTTACGCATGGCGGCATCCACGGTGCCTGCCAGGGCTTCGAGCGTGCCGTTGTTGTAGATCGTCAGATCGACGAGCTCGCGGCTTACGCCTGCCTCGCTGGTGTGCCTTGCCGTATCCTCGGCAAGGCAGGCGTAGGAATCTCGCACGACCTTCCAGACGACCCCGCCGGCGTCCTTGACGGCCTGGGCCTCGTTGTCGAAGCGGACGTCGGTCAGAACGACTCTCGCGGACGCGAGAGCCGTTCGGATCGCAATCCCAACCCACAAATCATCCTTCACCATCCCCCGCCCCCACTCGGTTCCGAGGCTCTGGAGAAGCTGCCTGGGCGACTTGCCGAGCCACTCGATCGGCTTTTCCTTGAGCTCGCGGTCGTGAAGTTGTTCGACCGTCAGGCCGGTCAGCGTGGAAACCATCGCGTAAAGCGGGTCGGCGAAGGCTATTTCGGCAAAGAAATACTTGGTGACGAGGACGTTCGCCACACTCCCCTTGCCTGCCCCCGCGGCACCGCACAGCCCGATAATCACAGTTCCAGCCTCCGTCCGTCAAAGAGAACCGATACCCCCAGAGGCTCGGCGAGCCATCGCATCGCGACGCCGGCGTCCCGCAGCATCTTCTCACCGGCCAGCACCTGCTCCATCCAGCGTTCCGGCGTCTGCTCTCGCGGCGTGACGTGGCCGATGACCTCGGCGACGCCGGCGTTGATGATCGCTCTGGCACAGTCGGGGCAGGCAAACCAGAGGGCGTACATGGTCGCCCCGTTCGTCTTCCACCCGCACTTCGCGGCCGCATAAATGGCCGCTCGCTCGGCGTGCTCCATTGCCGCGTATTTCTGCGGCGTTTCGAGCACTTGCTCTACCCCTTTTGGGAAGCGATTGGCCGCCCATACGACCGCATTTCTGGCCGCCAGGACGGCACCGTTCTGCGTGCGGTTGTCGTGCGACTGCGTCGCTGCGACCTTGGCGGCGTAGCGGAGGTAGTCGAGGTCGGTCATTTGCCGCGCGGCCCCGCTACGTGCATCGCCACCAGGCCGCCCTCCGGCTTGTAGACGAAACACTCCATCCCGCGCCTCGACCCCACGTAGCCGCCGGCTGCGTGCCACTCGTCGGCCGGTGCAATGCTGGGGGCGGTTCTCAGGACGACTGAATCCTCGGTGGCGATGAACTTCTCTGCCGCCTGCCCGTGGAGGTGCCCGGTGTGGTACTCGCGATACCAGCACTTCGACCACAGGTCGGCGGCCTCGATCGCCATCAACTGCGGGAGCCGCTTCTTCGCCTTGTCGCCGTGGGCTGCACCGAGCAGGTTCGCCCCGTGAGACAGGTACTGCCGCCGCGTGTATTTGTCGGAGATCGCGAGCCTGCCGTCGTTTCTGAACCGCTCTCTCAGGATTCGCTGAAATGCCCATGAAAGCATTTCATCGTGATTCCCGTTGACCACGACGACGTCGGTCTGAGCGGTCGCCGCTGCCCGCTCGACGACGCCAATGAGGGCGTTGCACCCGACGTTCCACACCTTCTGAATGCGGCCGTCATTATCCTGCGGCGTGCCGGCGGTCGTCGCCCCCGACGGGCCGTCGGAGTTGAAGAGATCGCCCAGAAACAGAATCGTCCTGCGCGTGGGCTTGTACGTGTCGCCGACGGAGATGAGCTCGTCCGTCGTGTCGGCGATCGTCTTCGCAGCGATGTCGAGGTCGAAGTCGGAATCGCCAGTGCTCTTGGCCCAGCAGTACCTGCCGACGTGAACGTCGGCCACGACGAGAACGTGCCACAGGTCGTCCCTGGGGCCGCGCCGAGGCTTGTGTGCCTTGACCCTTGGGCTCTTGATCTTTGCCGCCGCAATCATCGCCGCAACCGCCTCGGCAGTGCTCGGCCTCGCCTTGGGCCGCAGGCGAACGAACACGCGATGCAGTTCGGTGACAACGGGCTCGCCAGTGTCGCGATTGGCTGTCAAACCCTCCCACTTCGTGGCCTCAGAGGCCGCGACTTCAAATTTCGTGAGGTCGGCGTCGATGTGCTTCAGAAGGTCATCGACGGTCTTGATGCGAGCAGACACGCTGCGGGCTTCGAGCCCGTCGGCTGTGTCCTTCTTCGTCACCTCTTCGATCGTCAGCCCCTTGTCGCCGCCGATGTTGGCGGCAATCTCGGCCCCTACGCTTTTTCGAGCCACGCGATTACTCCTTGCGGGCCTACTTTCGCTATGCCGCGGTCGTGAAGGAACTTGGCGATAGCCTTGGCGGCCGGATATTTCTTTCTTCCGAACTTCCCGGCAGCCCAGAGTTGGCGAACCTCGTCAACTGTGCTGGCGTGCTCCGGCGAGACTCGCTGATACCACGCCTGCGGCGCCCGCTGCTCAATGTTCGCGAGTACCTCGTCAAGGACGCTCTCACGGGGCTTTTTCGCCATCTATCCTGTACCCCAGGGTCCACAAAATGCGGGCCACGTCCCTCGCGGCCTCGGTGATCGACTCCTCGCTGATCTGCGGGAAGCAGGCGTGCATCGCCTCGTGGATTTCCGTTTCAAGGAGCGGGCGGCCTTTCAGCCTCGCGTCGATGAGAATCTTCCGGTCGAGCTTTGGGTTCTTCGTGTCTGGAGAGATCGTCCAGCCGGCGGCCCGACCGCGTAGCTTCGAGTACCGCCAGAGCCACCGAAGTCCAGCAATCGTGAAGTGGTGATCGAGCGGCATAGCCGTAGTCTTATCCCGTAGTCTTTGCGGCGTCAACGGTGGTTTTCGCCGTCACTGGGCGTAGTAAAAGTCACGCAGGGCGATGAGCCGCTGGCGGCACCACACCTGCACGCGGTTCCCCGCCTCGTTCAGCCATCTTTTCCTAGCCTCGCACCCACACCCCCCCGGTATGCCTTCGGTGCGAGTCCACCGCTCGACGCGCTCCCGCGTGATACCCAGCCGCGTCAGCCACCGTTCGACGAGGTCGCCGACGGGAACCGGCTTCCACGCTTTCTGCGGAATGGGGCGGCACTCGCGGTAGGTCGGCAGGCGTCTGGCCCGGTAGCCGCAGGTCGGGCAGGTCATCGCCGGGTTGTCGAGGTCGCAGAGCGTCACAGGATGGTCAGTTTCCGCCACGGGGAGCCGTCGATCTCCAGCACGAATTCGCCCGCCACAGGCGAACACTGCGGGATTGCCGCGCAGCCTTGGCACGGCTCCGATTCCGCCTCCTGCGAGGAGTTAAAGAAGCCGCTGAAGTCCTGCGCCCGCGCCGTTGTCTCGCATGACGTGGCGCACTCTGGTTCATCGCACGCCTCGCCGCACGTCTGCACTCGCACGGCAAGGTTCCGGGTCACGCCACCGCTCCCGCTCCCCGGCATCTGCCCCTGCCACTGAATCGCGTCTCGGCCGTGAGCGAAGTAGTTCACGGCACCAAACAGCGGCCCCGCTCCGAGCGTTCCGTTGAGCGACAGCACCACAACCGGCACCGCTGGCAGTCCGCTTGGCGGCACCCACTGCCCGCCAACAAAGTCCCGCACCTCAACGTCGATCTCATCGGGCGGGTCGCTGTCCCGTCCGCAGCAGATTGAACCCTTCGCAAGGCAGTCTTGGTTCGCGTACTCCGGGTCGTACTCACCGCCGGCGGTCACGGTGGCCGTCGCGCCGCGGTAGTCGGTGGCCGTGAACGACAAATCGTCGCAGTCGGAAACAAGCGTGTCGCTGTAGAACCGCGACAGACAGAAAACTTCGTCCTGCCGGTCAACGAACGATCCGCTGTTGCCGTAAATCGTGACGCGAGGCGGCGACAATGGGCCGTCGTAGTGGGCTGTTATCAGGTTTGTGTATTCACCAAACACGATATTACTGCACACCGAGTGCGTGTAGGTGCATCTTGTATTCCACGCTTCAATGTAGTATGCCCCGACGCTTGCCGGCCTGCGCAGCACGATGCTACGTCCGTTGAAGAATTGCCCGCAGCAGTTGTAGTTATGCTGCGACGCAACGTAGCCTGTGCCGCCGTCATTCGTGATGGTGACGGCCGTGATCCGGCCGAAGGTTGCGCTGCCGGTGTTGGAGTCCACGGTAGCCGCCACTTGGGCACCAGTGCCAGTACCATACGGGCGTCGATCAACGACGGTCGCCGTCACATCGGCCACATACGGCGGCAGGCTCGCGTCCTCGCGGTAGTATTCGCCGCCATTGGTGATCGTCACGCCAGTCGGGACGCCCGTGTAGTAGTAGTACTGACCAGGGTTCGTCACTACCACGCGCGAGATTTCGCCGGTCGCCTTGTAGTAGTCGCCGCCGTTCGTGATTGTCACTGATTGGATGACGCCGTTGCCGGTTGCCTTGTAGAACTTACCAATGCCGCCGTACCCGTCGAGACCAACGCCCGTGATCGCGCCGTTCTCATCGACACTCGTAATGAGCCACCCGTCAGTCTCAACCAAGTAGTACGGATGACTACTGGAAAAACCAGTGCCAAACTCCGAATACCAAAAATACTCTCCAACCTCGTATCCGCTGCCTCCTTCAATTACGTTGATTGGAAACACGCCCCACGTTTCTGGATCATCTTCGTTGCTTACCATCGTTGCAGACAGCACTGCACCAGACCCGCCAGTAGTGCCGTCAACGCCCCAGACATACGGCGTGAGGTTCGGATTCTCTCTTCCAGCTTCGGTCGCAATCGTCCCGCTCGCCGCCGTCACCTGCGTTCCGTCCGTGGCCGTGAACGTCACCGGATCGCCGTCAGTGTAGCCGGTGCCGCCGTTCTCCACTTCCACCGAGTCAACGTGCCAGAGGGCCGTGTCGCTCGGCGTGGTCGGTGACTGCGAGAGCGTGACCGTGAGCGATGCGCCGCTGCCGCCAGCCACGCTCGCCGTGATCGTCGGCGTGGTGCGGGCGGTTTTGATGATCGCCGTGGCCTTGGTCTGCTCGGTGACGTTGGCACCGTATGAGAACGCGACCGCCGCCCCGTCGGTATAGCCTGACGTTGAACCGCTGACCGCAACGCTCGACACGCCCCAGGTCTCTGGCGAGTCGCCGTTGCTGGAAAGCGTCGGCGTAAGCGTGGCCCCGGTGCCGCCAGACACGCTCGCCGTCAGGGTCGGCTGGGATCGAGCAGACTGTAGCGTCAGCACCGCCGGCACCGCGACCGTGTCGCCGGCCGCCACTTCGACCGTAAGCTGCTCGCCGTGGGTGTAGCCAGTGCCACCAGACACGGCCACAGACGCAATTTTCCACGTCGGCACGCCGCACTTGTCGTTGACGGCCTGTAGCGTTGGCGTAAACGTCGCACCGTCGCCGCTTCCTGTAATGGTGATCGTCGGTGCCACCCGACCCTTGAGCGCGTACCCGCTGCCTCCCGACAGCACCTCGATGGCGGTGATGGGATACGGCGATTCTGCCGATGACTCGCTGGCGCGCGCAAACGCCCCGCTGCCGTGGCAAGCCGTGAACTCGACATCGACCCAGTAGACACTCTCTGGGATTCCGCTGAACGTGACCGTCACCGTCTCTGGCAGCGAGCCTGTCGCGCAGAGGTCGCATTGGCCGCAGCACGGCGAGCAACTGGCTCCAAGCATGAACCCAAGCGGGTACATCCCGGCGGCGAACGCGAATAGCGACCACAGCACCAGCGACGGCGGATCGGCGGATTGGATGGCGGCGAGAATGTCGAACATCAGCACTCAGCAGCGATCAGGAGCCAGCGGTCGCCAACGAACACGCACAGAACCTTCTTGGTGCCGCTCGCGACGGTGACGGCGGCAAACCAGTTGGTCGCGTTGAACTCAACGGTCGGAGATAGGGCTGTGCCGTCGGCCTTGATTTGGGTGACGGTGGCAGTTTGCCCCTTGGCCCACGTTGCGGCGATAGTGCCTAGCCGCGGCTCATTCCCGATTCGACCACGCGGCACATCCTGCAATCTCGTCGGTATCGCCGCGTCGCCAAGACGTATCGGCTGGCCGTCCGCTCTGTCGAGCGACGTCTTGATCCGCGTCAGCAGGCTTTCGCCTATGAGGAAGCCTTTTTCCATTAATGCTACTGAAGCCGAACGCCAAGAATGTCGAAATCGAGTTCGTCGTAGATTACATATCTATAGACGAGAACCGGCGGCGACGCCGTTGATAGCCGCGGAGTCCCGTCGTCGTTGAGCGCGATTGGCTGCGCGGACGGAAGCTGCGTGATCCCGCCCTCCACCTCGGCAATTCGCACCATCGCACGCACCTTGTCGCCAGCATTAATTCCATCTGGAAGCGAGAGCGGGATGGGAATTCTCCCTGCGGCGTGGCGAAGCGGCTGGCCGTACAAGTCTTGGTCTGCGCGGGCGTTATTTGGGTTGAACGCCCGCACGTTGAAGCCAGACTGAGGCTGCGCCCAGTCCCATCCAATTTCTGCGTTTATCGGGCTTCCGACATAGTTCGTTCTGTAGAGAAACTCATACGTTGCCATCCACCCGCGAAAAATCTGCCCGTCGAATATCTCGTTATGCGGCTGCGTGTTCATTGCACGAAACATGACGCTACGTGGCGGCATCACCATCTGCCCAAGCGTCCATTGCTCCTTATTCACTTTCCCGACGTGCATTGCGTTTGCCGTCGGGTCGGGCCACATGAACTGCTGGACGTGAATGCTGACTACGGGCTCAAGCTTTGTTACTCCTTCGTAAATATCACCAGCCGGGTTAGTTGGATTTGGGTTAAAACCGAACCCTTGACCCTCTTTCCTCCAGCTATATACGGGAGCCTCAATCAGCGACGACTGTATGTGCCAATTAGCAGGCCGGACGTCTGGTGCCTGCGTGAGCGCAGTCCCGTCAACTGGCCCAGGAAAGCTCTGCTCGATGCCGTTCCCGTCGATCTGCGGAGCCGGTCCAGGGACGTATGGATTGCCGTTGTCGTTCTCTGAGTCTGACGCCATTGGCGTCCACGTATACGTGAACGTAGCCAGCCAGACGAGGCGGCCCTCGCCTTCCGGTTCAGCGGTGTATGACACGCACCGCAGAGCCGGATTCTCGGCGTCTCGTGAGCCGATGCGAACCTTGCACAGGTTCTCGAAGTCGAGGAATTCGCCGGGTGTTTCGCGGACGATGCGAAATGACTTCTGCCGAGTCGGCGTGATGCCAGACTTCTCGAACCGCTGGCCGCTCTGTACCTGCGCAACTCTTGCCACTGACTAGCCCTCCGTAATGTCCACGCGAAGCCGTGCGCCGGCGGTCCCGATCGCCTGGTACTGCTGCCCAGTGGACAACCGGAACAACGCCGGCTCGCCCGCCCTCAGTGTGGCGAGGCTGACGAACGACCCGCCTGCGTCGATGCCGATCTGGGCTACAGAAGCCGTCGCGGTCGAGAGGTTGCGAAACACGGCAAACCCGACGGATGACAGGTTCGCCGTGGAAAGCGTCGTCGCGTTCGTCGTCAGGGCGTAAGTCGTCGCGATCATCGAGTCGCTGGTCATGCTCGCCGTGACGCCGCGGGCGTTCACGTCGGATTGCAGGAATCCCTTGTTGACCTTCATTGAAACCGTACACGTTACGTCTGCCACCGCTTGGTACTCCTTATTTATGCGACTGGTGCGCCTGGCTTGTCTGCGATTCTCTTGAGAAGCTGGGTCTGACGCTGGAGCTCCGCGAGGTTGACGTCGCGGGCAGCATCATCGCCGCGGATCAGGCGGTTGAGCTCTGCCTGCCCCTGGGTCGTCGATGCGTCGGTTGCGCCGAGGGCGGCCCGCGACGGGCCTTGCAGGACGGCCGTCGTGACCTGATCCATCATGTCGAAGAGCATCGGAGCGGCGGCTCGCATCTGATCCTCTTCAAACCGCTTCTGCGCCTCGCGGCGGCGGGCTTCGTTCTGCTGAAGCTCGCCCATTGCTGCCTGGTCTGGCAGGCCGTTCTCGGCATCAATGATGTTCTGGGCCATCTGGTCGAAGTAGGCGTTGATGTCGGCCATGCCTTGTGCCATTTGCTCGGCAGCACGCTCTGCCGGCGTCAGCGACAACTCCTCGCCGCGGCGAGCGGAGCCTTGCCGCTCGGCGATGCGAGTGCTGTCGTCGCGGGCGGCGATGACGGCGTTGCCCTTGGCCGCTTCTGCCGTCACCTGCTCTTCAAGCCTTCGGCGTTCCGCAATGAGCTCTGCGTACCGCTCGGCCGTATAGTTGCCGGAGTCGATCTCTTCTTGGATTGCCTCTAGTTCGGCAAAGACGCCAGCAAGCGGCCCTCGCCCGCCGAGAGCCTGCCTCTCAAGCCGGTCGCGTTCTATGGCTACTGCATCCTCGACCCTCGCATTCGCCTGCCGCTGCTCTTCGAGGTCGCGGTCGGCCTGCTCGCGACGGGCGCGGTTGCGTGGCGTGTCAAAGCCAAGCTGGGCGCGTCTGGCCGCATCGGCTTCTTGTTGAGCAGAGCTAAGGTTTGCGGCGGCCTCTTGTGCGGCTGCGTTGAGGGCCTCCGAGAAGCGACGGAGAGCCAGCGTCGCCGCCTCCAGCGCCTGCACCTCTTTGTCGAGCGCCGGCAGCGCCTTCTCGGCGCGGCGACGAACAAATGGGTTCTCCGCGTCTAGGTCTTGCACAAGTGCGGCGCGGCGGGCTTCAAGCTCCCGAGATCGACGAGCAATAATGCCTTGCGGAGCCCCAGCCTCTTGTAGGTTTGACCGAGCCCTCTCAAGCCTGTTGCCGAAGAGAGATTGTGGGTCAACGATTGCCGCAGTCTGGACGGCCTGCGCCCTCCTTCTGAGGTCTTCCGCGCGCCGCCGCTCGCGGGCAATCGAGGCTCTGATCTCCGTTGCTTCTTCAGGAGTTGCCGCGTTGCCAGCGGCCCTTTGCAGGCGACTGACTTCGCGGGCGCTGGCCCGAGATTCTCGACGAATCTGCCTTGCTTCGACTGAGTCGCCTAAAGAGTTCCGAATGATTCCAGAAGTCTCTTCAAGCGTGGCTGCGATTGACAGCGAGCCTCGCGTAATCTTCTCCACGACCTTCTGGACGGCCGGAGACAGGCTGGCTTCAATACGGCGGATAGACGTAGTAACGTCGTCAATAGCCTGGTCGATTTCATCGGTGCGTGCTCCGCTCCGAACGACTCCAGCCCGCTGCTCTTCGAGGCTTGAAAGCGACCCGCGAAGCTGTGCTAACTGCTGCCGCCTGTTCTCGACTGCTTCCGCCCCGCGCCTGGCGGCAAGGTCTGCCTGTCGCTGCCGCAGTTCTCGCTCAAGCGTGGCTACATCCTCCCCCGGCGGTGCCTCGCCGCCGAGGTCGCGTCTCAGCCGAGCCCTGTTGAGCCGCACCTGAGTCTGACGGACCCGCTCTTGCTCTGCCGCTATAAGCTGGTCACGGACAGCGTTGGCGTCCGGCGCGGTGACGCCGCGAGCCACGGCTGCCTGCTCTCGCCTACGATTGCGGTCGATTTGGTTCTGGAGTGCAATTCGCCTGCGGAGGTCGCCCTCGTTTTCAAGCCGCTGCTCAAGGAGAGCTCGCTCGCCGCGGATGCCGGCAACTTCCGGCGATAGTGCAGTTGCGTCCTCGCGGCGGCGTTCCTCGGCGGCTCTGCGGATTTCTGCGATCCGCTCGTCGCGACTCGCGGCCCTCGCCTCAAATCCAGTGGCGCCTGCGCCTGCGATCTCTCTCGCCAGACGCGCATACGCATCAGCAAGAGACTTGACGGCGTTCTCCTGCGAGCGTAGCGCGTCGTTGAGCTCCTTCAGCTTCGCCTTTTGCAGGTCGGTCTGATACAGCCACTTGACGATCTGGCCGACCACCTGGGCGCCGATTACAGTGCCGAGCGAAATCCACAGGCCAGTCGTCCCGCCGACGATAAAGCCTAGCTGCGTAATGTTGTTGCCGATTGCGCGTAGACGCTGCTGGAAGTCGCCTGTGACGCTAAAGAAGTCGTCGATCGCGAACGCGGCCTGCTGAAGCCCAAGCTGGAGCTTGTCCACGCCGAACCGAGAGACGTCGCCGCCAGCGAGAGCGCCCCTGGCGCTGGCCGCAAACGCCTTTGCCTGTGCGGCAGTGAAGTTTCCGGTCGCAACGGCCGCCGCTGCAATCTTATCAATGTACGAATCGAGCTTGCGCTGAACATCTGCCGTTCCAAGCGTTCCGGCCTTTCCTGCCTCTTCGAGAGCCCTGCGATAGCTTTCAACCGCAGACGCCACGGGGCCGGATGCTGTCGCGCCTACGGCGAGAAGCTGGGACTGAATTGTGTTGAGTTGAGAAAGATAGCGGTCAGCGGCGTTGTCCTGAATGAAATCTCCAAAGCTGCCGCTGAACTGAGAGACTGAAACGGCACGCTTTAGGCTTCGCTCAAGCTCTCTCGCCTTCTGCGAGGCATTGTCAATCTCCTCTGCCGTAGCACTCGGTCCTAGCGCTGCGAGGCGCACGAACTCCTGCTCGACTGCCTTGATCGCCGGAATTAGATCGGTCCTCAGCGACAGCGGCAGCGAAGAAATCTGTGTCTTCAGTGAAAGAACAGAGTTGCCCAGCAGGTCGATCTGACGAGACGAGTCGTTGATGTCTGTCCCAAGAAAGCTCCTGGCCGCTCCGGCTGCGCGGTCTGCCAAAAAACCAGGCGGAAGATCGGTGCTATCGGATGGCAGTGGGCCGAACGGGCCTGTCGGGTTGCCTTGAATCGGCCGAAACTGAGCGTCAGCAAGGTCGCGCGCGGCGTCTGCTGCCTCTCTGATTCGAGGGGCTAGCCTGTCAAGAACAGCCGTAAGCTGATCGGCGTTGCTTGTTCCGGCGTCCACGCCGTTCGCCACATTGGCCGCGATGTTGGCGAGTCCACGAAGGCCGGCCTGGGCGGCCTCTGGCAGTTTTCGATACTCTGCGTCAAGCACCCTGGCGCGAGCGATAGCCCTCTCTTCCTCTGTGCCGGCCTGCGACCCAAAGAGCCCAACCCCTCTTCTCTCTCTTGGCTGCGCAACTACAGAAAGAGCGCGAGACGCCTGCTTGGAAAGGGCAATCTCGTTGGCGAGCTCGTCGTTGACCTGGCGAATTGCGACGACTTGCTTGTTGTACGCCGCCTCGGCCGCGGCCGCGTCACCGCTTCGTGTGAGTCGAATGTTTTCGAGAACCGCAAGGAGCCGCTCTGCCTCTTCGGTTGCCTGTCGCTGGCGCCCGACGATGGAGGCGATGCCGCTGCCTTGAATCTGCTCCGGCGAAAGCTCCGCGGCCCCCCGCTGGAGTTCCGCTGCTCTTGTGGCCTGCTGAACAAGGGCTGGCTGCTGAAATCGAAGCTCGCCTCCAGTTGCAAGCCCGCTGACAAGCGACTGGGCCTGCGTCATTCGCTGTATCGCCTGCGTCGTCCGATCGACAACGCTCTCCACCTGCCTAAAAGATCGCTCCGAGACGCTGCCTTGCTGCTGGAGTGTGTTTGACAGATTGACGACAGCAGTCTGCGCCCTATTGAGTGCAGGCAGGAACGCGCCCTGCACCTCTGCCGACAGCTTTGAGAATGACCCGGCAGCCTTCTCAAGCGGCTTGTTTACCTGCTCTGCAACGCTGACGAGTTGGCGTAGCTGCGCGACCTGGCTGTCGGTGCGGATGTTGAACTGGAGCGCAGACGCGAACTTCCGCTCAAGATTCTGAAGCGGCGTAAACAGGCCGTTCAGTGCTTCGCTGCCTGACTTCTCAAGTCGCTTTAGCGAGGCATTCAGGCTGACAGCGAAGCCGTTAACGTCGCCAACCGCGCCGGACAGCTTCCTCGACAAGTCCGACGTATTCGCCGTGACGATCGCAGAGATTTTGCCGATGTAGCCGTTTGCCATCCTTGGCTCACTGTTGGAGTTTCATCAACTCTGCGAACATCTGTTCCTGCGACTGTGTCGGCTTCTTGCTGGCGGGGATGAACACCTCTTCCTCCGGCACTCGCTTGTAGTTCCCACTGGCTGCCATGATGACGCGGCAAATCCGCGCCGTCTGACGCCAAGGGTTCTCTAGCGGATACCGACGGTCGAACTCGGCCCATGTGGCGAGCTCGCGACTGTCAACCTCCATCAGCAACCTTCGCACCGACATCCCTAAAGCAAGGGCGAGCCGGTACTGAAACAACTTCTCGGGGCGAAGGTCTAGGCTTCCCCCAACTTCTCAACCGCCTCCGGCGTGAACGCATTCAGGCTCCACGCCTTGTCGAAGAGCCGGTTGATGACCGTGCTCGACTTCTTGCCGAGCTCCTCGATGTCGGCGTCCTCGAACAGCCGCGCACCGCTCTCATCACACAGCGTCTTGACGAGGAACCGCAACCTGAAGTTCTTCATCTTCTGGTCGGCGTAAGACTCCTCGAACGCCTCCCGCTCCAGCCCGCTGATCGTCCGCAGGCACACCGTGGCGTTGTTCCACTCGGGAACCACCACCGCCTCGGTCTTCGTGTCATTGATGGACAAAATGTCCTTCTTGCTCAGAGCCACAAATAGCACTCCAAAGGGGGAAGAAAACCTAACTAGCCGTGTACGTGGTCACGCGGAACGAAGCGTTGCCACGCACGATGTCGCTAACGCCGGCGCCTACAGAGCCACCGACTGCGATTGCATTCAAAGACACGCTGTATCCAGGCGAGTTGAAAAGCAGCGTGCCGCGCTTGCCTATGATTGGTCGAAGCGTCTTCGTGGCGGTGCCGCAGACAAACTCAATCTCGACCGCGCCGTGGTCCGTCCAGTCGCCAGGCACGAGGTGCAGGACGGCGGTCGCGGTGTGGTTGACCGGAGTCAGATCGACAACCTCGGCCTGCGGCTCAGTGACGGACAACTGCGTCACGAGAAACGTGACCGCGTTGCCGCCACTGGCCGGCGTGAAAGTACAGGTTGCCCCTTGAGCTACAAACCCAGCCACGTCGCGTTACGCGACTCGGAAGGTCGCGCTCCCAGAGATGAGGGCACCGACAGAACCGCCGATCGAGGCGTTCGCGAGCGTCCCGTTGCCACTGAAGCTGATCGGGCCGGCGATACTGAGCGTGCCGGACGTGCCAGCGGTGAGGATGACGTTCGAGATGTAGTCGATCGTGACCTCGCGGTCGGTCGCAAAGCCGCCGACGTACTCCCGGCGGCCGTTCGGGGCGATGCCGAGGTGCGAGCCGTCGATGAGGTCTTGCGTGTCATTGACCTGTACGGAGGTGACGGTGAGCGTCGAGCCAGCGAAGGTAAAAGTCAGTCCCTGGGACGAAATGCCAGCCATGTAACACGCCTCCTTGCGTGAAGTCTAATCGCGTAGGTTTTACTGCGTGGACTCTTGCCACCGAATCTGAAACAGTTGCCTGACCTCGTAGGCCGGAGGAAGCTGGGCTCCCACGGCCGTCGGGTCGAGGTAGTCGTCCGTCTCGGACACCAGCCTCATATCTTCGATTGTAACCCCGGCGAGCGTGCCGGTGGCTCCATCCAGCGCAAGCCGGACCTCGTCGCCAAGACGCCTCGCGGCGTCGTGTGACAATGCCCACGAAGCAATCTGAAGGCTTACCAGAGGCAGGAACATCGGCCCAGAAAGGTGCGACTCCCGCGTGATGTTCTGCCGTTTGTAAACGATGAACGGGAAGCCGGCGCCGTTCGGGACGGCTATCGGAAAGACGTTCATTCCGACGTACTGGGCGACGCCTGGAGAGCCGACGAGTTTGTGGTAGACGTAATCTTCTGGCTTGACCAGCATGGCCTACCTCGTGAGCTTGTTGATCTGGACGTTGATGGCGGCCTTGAGGGCATTCAGGGCGGCCGGAGACGCCTGTTGAATCGCCTTCTCCATCGCGTGGCTCGGCTTCATGGCGCCATATGTGTCTCCGGAGGCGAGGTAATACGGCCGCGTGCCGCCCCTGCCGTCCGGCACAAACGCACCCTTGCCGCTCTTGCGCTGGGCGACGTTCTTGCTGCCCATCAAGAAGTAGTAGCCGCGGCCCATCTTCTCGAATTTCTCGTTGTCGAACGCGAGGCCACCTCGCTCGTTCGCCACGCGGTTCATCTTGCCGTTGATCGACTGATGGACGTTGACATAAGTGCGTCGGTTCTGCGAACCAGGCTTTCGCCGGCCGGTTCCGAACTCAAAAAGCCAGGCGTGATTTCCCGCACCTTTCTTGAGCACGTCCCACTCGTCGGTGTTCACGACGTGGATCGGGCCGGCGACGGCGATGCCGACGCCTTCGTACTTCTTCTTGCCGGCCTGCACGCGCACGCTACGCTTCAGGTTGCCGGTGACGTCGCTGATGTTCGACTTGTAGGCGGCCATGACCGGCGCAGCGGCCTGCTTGGCCGCGTCCGTCAGGGGCTTCGTCGCGTCGCGGCCCATCGCGGTCGCAGCCCGAAGCAGCGATCTGGCGAGGTCGCGGACGCCGGACGTCTGGACAGTGACGAACCCGCCGGCCCGCTGAGAGCCTGTCTGTCCGCCACCAACGTCGCGAGGCAGCGTGCCTGGGATATTGACGGCCATGCTACGTCACCTCCCGCGCCAGAATCTCAAGGTACTCCCGACCGCTGCGGTCCACGACGCTTGCGATCTCCATCGTTCGGCCTCGCCAGAGAACGCGGTGCAGGTGCGTCACGTCCGATCGGAAGCGAATGCGGATGCGGTGGGTCGCGATCACGTTCGCCTGCTGGGCTTGCAGGATGTCTCGGCTCGACAGGCCGCCGACTTCAGCCCACACGGTGGCGACAGTGGTATCCCAGTTCAGCGTTGCCTCGCCGGACAGACCGCGCTGCTCGGCTGGAGCCTTGATGGTGATTCGCTCAGAGAGCTTCCCAATAATCACGCTACGGAGCCCTCGCCGATGAGAACGACGTCGTAGGTGCCGCCGACCGTGCCGGTCACGGTCACACCGCCGGCAGCAAGGCCGGCGGCCGACGGGTCGCAGTGAACAGCGGCAGCGCCGGCGGCGACGGACGTGATAGGCAGCCCGCCCACCGTGATTGCCGAAGCGCCTTTGTTTCTGATGTAGGCGACCTTGACCGCGGTGATCGTTACCGTCGCCGGCGAGCCGTCTCGTGTGTCGGCGAGGGAGGCGAGATTGAGTGTTTCGGATGCGCCTGACAGCGTGCGGGTAGCGCTCCACACAACCTGTGCCTGATTTGCGCCTGTGCCGTCGGCGATTGACGCGGCGTATGAGACGGGAGTCGCACGCAGCGACCGCGACAGGTCGCCGCTCGACGATTCGTGAGCCAGGATCGACAGCGTCAGTTGTGCATTCAGCGGCATTTCATGCCCCCATTACATAGATTTCGTATTGCTGGCCTGCTGTACCGCCGATGCGGAGGATGCTCCCGCCGCTCGTCGTCGCGAAGCCGCTTGAATTCGGGCACGACAAGAGCATCGACCCGCCCTCGCGGATCGGATACCCACGCAGCGTCAGGCTTCCGAGGTTTATCATTGGCGAGAAGTTCCACGACGTGACGTCCTGCCTGAAGACACTGAATTGCGACCCCGTCCAGCCCGCCGACAAGGCGATCTGGCTCGTTGCCGACAGGTTCTTCACCGCCAGCAGCTTGACGGCCGACACGCCGATGGCTGCGAAGTCGATCTCGTCAAAGCCTTCCGCCGGGAACGCCCTGCGGTCGCTCCACACCTTCGTGCAGTCGCCAACATCGACGTTGAACTCGATCGGTTGCTCTTCCACCGCCACCGACAGGCCGCTCGTTGTCGCCCGCCGTGCGGTGACGCGAGCTCGAACCTGTGCCGTGACGCTCATCGGTAGCCGCCCCAGCCGCTCGCCGCCAGCAGCGTGTCGAAAGTCTGTGGCACAGGGAGCACCTGCGAATAGCCCGCAACCACAGGCTGCCGGTGTTCGTAGAGGTGGGCGACCTGAAGCAGGATTAGCTGCTTGAGAACTGCCGGCACGCTCGCGCCGCTGGCTCCGTAGCCTGCCGTCCATCGCACTGTGACGCTGTTCTCGTCGCCTCGCACCGCCGGCCACACGCCGTTGTAGAGCGGGTAAATCCGACCAGGCGTCGCGTAGGAGTCCACTTGAAAGGCACTCGCCGCCGAGGTGATCGTCTGGTCTACGCCGGCCTCGTTGCGGTAGATGACCGTGACCGTCTGCGGCGCCATCGGCGGCCGCGGCAGGATCAGTTCCCAGAGCGGAAACGTGTCATAGCGGGCCTCCAGCACCTGCGTAATCATCGAAATGTCGAGGATGGACTCGACGTATTCGCGGCTCATCGTGATGAGCGACGAGATGTAGGCGTCGTCATCCGAAATATCCACCTTCGCCTGCGCCTTCGCCTCGGCGAGCGTCACGGGCTCGACCGTCGGGGCGGTGTGGACGCGAAGACTTCGATACGGCGTGATGCCGCTCGATGGATGCTCTGGCAGGCCGTAGCGGATGGTGACGGTCATTTCTGAGTGGCCTTTCTGGTGCGGGCTGGCGACTTCGGCTCCTCAGTGTTAGGGCGGGGTGTGACAGCTTCGGCGGCCGAACCTGTCACTTCCTCGACCATACCCCTACCGAGGTAAATCCTTGCCATCCCATCGCCCCACTCGAACTCCTGCCCGATGCGGTAGCCGGCGAATGACTTCTTGATGCGTACCTTCATGCCACGAACCCCCACACTTCCTTTGGCGGCGACTGCTGGTTGTTCCAGTAGTCCGTCGTGTGCTGGTGAACCTTGCCGCCCTCGACGCTTCGCGAGGGCCACGTAATCATCAACTCCGCGTGGCCGACGCTGACGTGCGTCGAGACGCCGAGCGTGTTTCCGGCAGCCTCCCAGGCGTGCCAGAATGCGATGTCCTCATCAACGTGGTTGCTCGTGAAGCCGCCGTCGTCGCCGGCCTTGCCGATGAACCACGGCTTCGGCACCTTCTTGAGGGCCGCAGTCCGAAGGAACGTCGCCCCAAAGTGGGCCGTCCGAACACGCTGCACAGGCTTCGAGAACCAGTCGTCGTCCACGTTCAGCTTGTCCTCCGGCTTGTGGCCGAGGGGGCAGAACATGACCGCGTTGGCCTCTCGCTTGGATTGGAGCGGGGCGATCGCATCGACACCGGAGTGCATCATCAAGGCAAGAAGCGCCTCGATCGTTTTCGCCGTGAAGATCGTATCGTAGTCGAACGTCAGAATGACGTCGTGCGTGTCGATGACTTGCTCGAAAGCCCGCTGGAGACACTGACCCCAGAAGGCTCCGGTGATCTTGATGGGGGATATTTTGTGCGGGGCCAGAGCCTGCGACACACAAAAGAAATTGTCGGTGAAGCCAAGTCGCGGGGTGCTCATCACCGCCGCGACTTTGACTTCAGCCTCGACATTACCAATCCGCAGCAGCATCATTCGCTCCTAGTTGAAGGAGCGGGCGCGCTTCCCTGCGCCTTCATCGGCCGGTCATTGGCCGTCCCGCTTGGACGGAAATCAGCCCTTGACCAAACCGATGACGCCAGCCTGAGCCGCCGTCTCGGGCGACACCTCGCCACGGGACAGGCGAGCAGACATCGCCACATTGACCGCGGTGCTCGGCGTCATGCTGACCTTGAGATACCGCTTGCGGGCCTTCGTATCGATGTCCATCTTCACAACCGAGACGCTGCCAGTGGCAGACACCGCGGGGATCGTGAAGCCGCCAACGCCGCCGCCAACGAGGGCGGTGACATTCGCGTAGGACGAATTGTCGTCCGACTCTTCGACCTTCAGCACGCTGGCGAAGGTTGTTGCAGCATTCGACGCCCGCATCACAGTGACGCTGGCGTGGTCATAGCCGACCGTGTCGATCGTCATCGTGGCCGTCTCGCTGGAGGCGGTCACGCCTGCCGGCAGCGCGGCAACGACCTTGTCATTCTGAGCGTGGATCATCTTCTTGGGTACTCCTTAGAGGGTGGTTCAGGCGGTCTTGAGGGCGACCACCGGGCCGACCTCCGAGGTGCTGCCCAGCGAGTGATGGTTCACATCGAACCGCATCGTGCCCTGGAGCAGAAGCTGATCCGTGGTGGCGTACACTTGGTCGTACAGACGCACCGAGAAGTCACGCCGGCGGGCGTAGATGCTCGACAGCGACAGGTTGCCGAAGAGCACCTTCACCTTGCCGCTGTCCGCGCCGAGGGTGCTGTTCATCACATGCACCATCCGCACCGGATAGCCGAGGAAGGACTCGCCGGCCGCACTGCCGATGTTCTCGACCGTGTTGCCGCCAGCGGCGTACTTCAGGCGGGCGATGCTCGCCGCGTAGCCAGCCGGAGACACGTACCAGGCCGCGCCCTGGCGGGCGTAGATCGGCAGCTTGCCGACGGCACCGAGGAAATCCTCGATGTCGAGCGTCTCGAATCCGGTGTTGCCGGCCGCAGCGTTGACCACCGAGGCGGTATGAGCGGCCTCGTTGATCTTCGACACGATGCCGCGAAGGCCGCCGTACTCACCCTGCGTCCCGTCGCCGAGCCAGCCGCAGAGGTCGATCTTGTAGGCCAGAGACTGAGCGAACTCAGCGGCCACTGCGTCGGCCAACCCCACTACGCCGGCCGAATCCTCGACCACTTCGGTGCTCATCCGGCAGCCGACGGCGAGCTTCTTGGCGACGAGAGACACGTTGCCGTAGGTCGGCTCGCTCTCGGTCACAGCCGAGCCTTCGCCGACGAAGTAGGCAGTCGTGCCGGTCAGCCGCTTCGGGATGACCAGCGTGTCGCGGGTCATCGTGACGTTCTCGCACACCGACGGCAGGGTGCCGTAGGTTTCGACGAGACGAATCACGCGATTCGCGAACTCCTCGGGGACGAGGGCGCCGCCAGAGGCGTTGTTGTTCTCACCGAGGGCGCGATTCTCGACGCCGTGATCCTTGCACCACCGCAGGTCGTCGGCATTCTTGAAGATGTGAGCCCGCAGCCACCGGCCACAGCGATAGGCACTTTCCACCGAGCCGGCGTCGTCGTTGAACGCGGTAAGCTGGGTGTGATGGGGCAGGAGCGACCGAATCTCCAGCTTCTGCTTCTCTTCGACAGCAGCGGCCTTCTCCACCGCCGGGGCGGGGGCCGGAGCGGCCTTCTCGACCACGCTGCGGAGTTCCGCTTCCTTCGCGGCGATCCGCTCCTCGAAGTCAAGGGAGGTCTTCAGGTCGTCGGCCTGAGTGCCGAGCGAGATGAGCTCCTTGGTCTGATCGGCCGACCGCTCCTCGATGGAGCCGAGCTCCGACATCCGCGCGGCCACAGCCGCAGCACGTTCCTGAAGACGCTTGAGATTCGACGATGCCATGTTGGCTCTGGCTCCTGAAGTTGAGCCGGCCAACGCAAACAAAAATGCGGCGGCCGGCGGGTGGTTCCCGCAAGCGCGCCGCGTCGTGAATCCTCACGCCACTCGCACTGCTCACCGCGACTTCCGTCGCGATGCGTAGTCAATACTTGTAGCCTATGCGATACGCTACATCGTCCGCAAACGAGTCCGCAGCACGGCAGCGTTCAGTTCGGCTGCCTTGACCAGAATCGCCTCGACCGGATCGGGCTCGGCGACTGGCACGCTGTTGGATTCGGCGGCCGATACCGGCGAAGGTTCGCCAACATCGAGTTGAGGAGCCGAAGGCTCCTCCTCAACGGTTGCCGTCGCACCTTCTCTGCTCTCGCTCTCCGACTCACTCATCGTGACCTCTGGAATAATGTGTAGCTGGCACAAGCCTTCCGGCGACACGCTTCCCTGCACGATTTCGCACCCGCCGCCACCTTCGTAGAAGATGCAGTTGGCACACCTCATTCCCTGAGCAAGAAACGGACTGTTCGGCATATAGTGAACGTCGGTCGGCGGGAACGGCCCGTGGATTTCCGCGATGTCCTCCAGCGCCTTGTAGAGGGCTCGCTTCGGCGGCGTGACGTTCTCTTCCATCGACCGAGACTCTTGGCGGTCCATCTGGGCGACCTTCGCCGCAGACCACCGCTGCGCTGCGTTTCCGCCCCACAAAAGCCACGCCACAAACCCAGGCTTCTCGGCCCCCGGCGTGTCCCACCCAGGCGACTTGCTCGCCGACTCGTGGCGGGCGAACCAGGCGTTCATCTCCCGCACCCAGTCCTCGTTCATGTTCTCGCGGGCAGCGAGCTTGTTGGCCCTGGCGACCGTCTCGGGCTTCAGGCCGTCGCCGCTCCGGCCTTCCTCGTGGAGCTTCAGGCCGCGGCGGGCCGCGGCGGCCATGCCGGCCGTCGGCTTCAGGTTCACTTCGGCCCGCTCTTCGACGATGACTTGGTTGTCGGGGGTGACGGTGGCAGTAACTGCCTCAGATTCTGACTCGGAACGGTTCTCAGGCAGAGTCGCAGGCGACTCGGCTTCACGCCGCTTCAGCACCCACTTTGAGCCGGCCTCGCCGCCGGCCAGTTTCCACTCGACCCACGCCGGCGATCCGGTCCAATCGGCTGCACGGGCCTCCAGGCACCGCGCGTGGACGCTTGCGAGGTACTCGACCTCTTCGACGCTGACGATCTCGCGGGCCACGATGTGCTCGGCGATGCTCATCAGCACTTGATCGACGTCGTCGCGGCCGCGGCAGGCGTTCAAGCCCTTCCTGGCGGCGTTCGCCATCGTCTGATTCGGCCGGTATGCGTCGCCGAGGGCCATTTCGATGGCTCGGCGGCTCACGACCACACTCGCAGCCTCGAATGCGGGCCGCACGACGGGGCCGACGTCCTCCAGCTTGCCGATCGACCGCACTTCTCGACGCCGGACGCCGCCAGAGGTCATGCCCCAGCGGTCGCCGCGCTCCGCGGCTGTGTTTTTGATGGCGAAGGCGAAGCTCGATCCGGTCACGTAGCCGCCGGACACGAGCTCGACGACCTCTTCGGCGGTCTGAGTCTTCGGCAGCGGCCCCATTTCGTACCGCAGGCCGTAGGAATCGGGCTTCAGCTTGAGCGTTCCGTTCGCAGAGCGGGCCAGAAGCTTGTCTTTCGAGTGGTTGTAGACGCCGATGACGTCAGGATTCGTCGCCAGCACCTCGTCGAAGGCGTTCGGGTGGATGACCTCCACAAAACCGCCCAGATTTCGCGACTCCGAGTTGAATACGGCCGCATACCCGACGATGACGGGCCTCTTTTCGCCGTTTCCGACCTCGCGGTACTCGATCGACGTGTCTGAAACAGTCAGGCGACGCTCAATTTCGTTCTCAGCCATGTCCCACCTCGTCAAAATGTCGATCAAACCAGCCGTCGGTGACTGATTCGTACTTGTTTCCGCTCCGATGGCACCCCAGGAGGAGGTCTTTCGAGCGGTTCACCCACGAAGAAACGAACGAATCAACGTCTCGCCCAGCAGCTTCTGCTGCATCGCGAAGCTCAATTCGCATCTTTTCTTCGATTTGGCCGAACCATTGCGTGATTTTCTCTGGCTTCGCCCTCCGTTCGAGCACTCCGTCCGCTTCGATGACACTGAGTCGTCGCAGGGTGGTGCGGAACAGGGCTTCGGCAGCGTCGAGCGAGCGACGGCTCGTCGGTTCCGCGATAGCGGAGCCGACTGTGTCCTCCGCTTGCGTGTCGGTGCCGTCGGGCTGGGGGGCGTCTTCAGTGCTAGGAGGCGTTCCCTGCTGCGCAGGGCTCGCCGCAGTCGGATTCTCTGGCGTGAACGCCGACAAAAGCTGCATATTGACCTGAATGAACCGCTTCTTCCCTTCGCCGTTGGGCAGCGGGTTGTAGCCGATCTGGGCACGCACCTCGTCAACGTCGAGCACCCCCATGTTCGCCATCTCGCGGAGAAACTGAGAGCGAGCGGCGTAGTCGCCAGCCATCAAGGCATTCGTGTCGAACTGGACGAAGTAGTTGCGGTCGTCTACCACGAGGTCGCGCCGGCAGGCCATCTCCCACCGCCGGCACCACGGGATCAACGAGAACGTGACGAAGTCGATCGCCGACTGCTCGACGGTCGAGAAGCGGACGTCAGACAGATCGCCCACAAGGTGGGGCGGCACCCGGTAGCACCGAAGAATCTCGTGCAACTGCCAGCGGCGCGTCTCGATAAGCTGTGCCGTATCGTTGCGTACTGGGTCGTCCTTCTTCTTGAATCCGAAGGGCATGACCACGGTCTTGAAGGCGTTCTTCGGGCCGGAATGGGCCTCGTCCCACTGGTCGCGGAACCGCCGAAGCGTCTCGGGCTTCTGCGGCTGATCAGTCTCGATATAGGTGCCGCCGTGCGCGCCATTCCCGAAGAATGCAGAGGAGTGCAGTTCGGTGGCTCGTGCGAGGGCGATGGCGTCTCGGGAGAGCGTAGTCGGCACAAACCCCGTGACTCCGTCGCTGGAGAGCCAACGAAGATGGAAAATCTCGTCCTGGCGGTACTCTTCGGGCGTAGGATTAGGGTCGGCGAGCGTGGCCGGCGAGCGGTAGTAGTACCGGAGTTTCCCGTTCACCAGCCGCTTCGCCTCCATCCGCGATGGGTGGAGCGGGATGAGTTCGCTGACGGCGCCGTGCTCGACCGAGCCCTTGATGAGGGCATAGGCATTGCCCCACAAAAGCAGCCACGACTGCATGAGCTCGCGGAACTCAAACGACGACATCCACGAGTTCGGCTGGTAGTACAGCACCTCGTGCAGGTGCTTGTCGTCGGCGACCTCCTTGCCGCCGCCGGGGAGCCGCCGGCAGTAGTTCATAGGAAGGCTGGCGAGGCTTTCTGACAGCACGCGGACGCAGGCCAGCACGCCTGAGCATTCCAGGGCGACCTCCGGCGAGACATCGACGCCGGCCGTCGTCTTCCGGTTGGCGATGATCTCCTCGAAGACCCGCGAAAGACTCTGGCTACGAAGCTCGATGAGGTCGGACATGCGTCAAAACACCAGAAGTTCGGGTTCTTCGTCGGGGCCGCGTTTTTCGCCGGAACACAGGCCGAGAGCCATAATGGCAGCGACGGGGGCGTCGATTCTGGCCGTGGACTTGGAGTTGGATTTCGTCGGCTTCAGGTTTCCCGCGTCATCCGTCCTGACTTGAAGATTCGACATCTGAAACGCGAGTGCCGGGTTGCCGCCGTGGCGTATCTTGCCGCCGATTGTCAGAGCCTGGAGCATCTTGGTAGGCGCGCTCATGCTCGCGTACCCTTGCCCATACGGCTTGACGTCAATTCCTTCGGCGACCAACTGCGTCGTGAGGTGCGTCGCGTTCCATCGGTCGATGGCAACAGCCCGAACCGCATTCTTCTCACAGAATGAGAGAATGTAGTCGCGCACCACGTCGTAGTCAGTCACATCACCTTCATTGATTGTACAAAAACCATCCTTCGCCCATTGGCGATACGGCGCTTCGTCCTTGCTGGCGCTCGCCTCTGGGATGAACAGGTGGGCGAAGATGTCATAGGTGCCGTCGGGGATGCCGTCCTCGTCTAGACCAGGCCAGACCGCGGCAAACGCAGTCGTGTCCTGCGTGCTCGACAGGTCAACGCCGCAATAGCACGGCCGATTGTCGGCCGGACGGAGGGGAGCGTCGTTCTTTTCCCACTGACCTGTACGGAAAAAACGATTCGCTCCGTTGCTCACCCACTGGTTCAAGTAGAGGGTCCGAAATTTTATCTCCTGCGACACGCTCTCGCGGGCGAGGGCCGCTTCGCGCTCCATGAATTCCTTGCGGATCGTGATTCCGTAGTTCGGCGAGGCGACCCTCCAAGTGTCCTCCGAAAAAGGGTCGGCATCGTCGGGAGCCGCAAATATGCACGGCAGGAACGTCGGGTCGTCGAGCAGGCCGTCCTGCACCTTCATCGCCCGCTGCCACTCCTCGTAGCACGGGCCGACGCGATCCATTCCAGCCGTTGTCACATAGATGACGAGCGGCTCTTCTCTGGCGCCCATGCCCGATTCCAGCACATCGACGAGGTCGCGGTTGGGCTGGACGTGGAATTCGTCCACAATGACAACGGACGGGTTAAAACCGTGCTTGCCCTTGTGCTCTGAACTGAGAAACTGGATTGTCGCCTTCTTGTGCGGTATGACAATCGAGTTCTTATATATCTTCGCCCGCTTGAGCAGCCCAGGACAGGACTCGATGTAACGCGAGCACGCCGTGTACAGGAGGCTGGCCTGCTTCCGGTCGCCGGCGGCGATGAGAATCTGGCCGCCCTCGGCCCCGAAGAAGCCTTCGTAGGCTCCGATGGCCGCGCACATGGCCGTTTTGCCCGACTTGCGGGGCAGGGCCAGCAGGCTTCGCTGATACTGCCGCAGGCCGTCCGCTCGCTGCGTATTGAAGAGCTTGTCGAGATACTCGTCCTGCCACGGCTCCGGTATGAACGGCTTGCCGGCGAACGGCGCCTCGGTGTGCCTGAGCAGCCGAGCGAATTCTCTGATGTCAACCGGCCGCTGTGTCGCCAAACAGTGCATCCACGGGGTCGGCGTTGACCTTCACTGCCCCGTAGCCGAGGCGTGTCCGGTCGGCTGGGGTCAGCCCAAGCACCGTTTCGAGGTGCCGAAGCTGCTCGCCGCACTCCCTTGCCTGCGTTGCCATTGCCGTGGCCCGCGAGAATCTGATGCTGCCGTCTGCCGACAGCACCTCTGCATACGTGGCGTCGATCTTCTGAATCTGCTGCGCAGCGTACTCCCACTGGCAGTAGACGACGCAGTACCGAGTCAAGACGTGCTCGTCAGTCTCGGCGAGCGTGCCCATCTTCGTCAGCCACTCCACCAGGCGGCCGAAAAGCTCCTTGCCGCGGGGCTTTAGCCACTCCGGCGGCTGCATCTGTGCGTCTGGCGTGACGCCCAATTCCTCCCGCCCCTTGGCGTACTTCGAGCCTCGCATTTCGAGAATGTGCTTCGGCTTCGGAGGGCGACCCTTCATGCCATCTAGCCTATGTCGCGGGCTATAAGGCCCGCAAAGGAGTCGGCGGTTCGCGAACAGCGAACCGCCGCTGGGCCGTAGAAGTCCCATTTTTAGAAGGAGGTACGCAACCGTGGACGTGCGGTCTGCTGTCCCGAGGGTCGGTAGGTGGTACCCCCCTACCGTGGGGTATATGTTCGGCCGTACACTACCGCGGCATCGCGCGGCATCGCGCCGCGCATTCTCACATGCTAAGTGTCCACCTTGCAATTCCGGAAGCATGCGCGCAACAATCCGCGAAACCGAGCGTAAAAATACCGTGGGCTTGAATCGTCGCGCGACGATGATACAGTTTGCATGCGCGGCACGTCGCCGCGGCACGATGACCCCCCCCGAGGATACAGAAATGAAATGCTACCACAGTTCTCCCGAGTGCAGTGTATTTGCCATCGGCGACGCCGATACTTTCGACACAGGCATCGAAGATACCGTCGTCGACGTCTTCAAGAATGGCGCGCCATGTGGGCGCATCATTTGTCGATTCGACGAATGGCAAAATGAGCTGACATACCATCCCTCCGCGGGCTTGCCCGTGTGGATTGTGGGCTTCTATGTCGGCGACGATTACCCTGATTCGGCGCTCTCCGAGGGGTATACGTTCAAGTAGTTCCGCCAACTGGTTTTTCATCCTATTAGCCAAATTTCAAGGGGTTTTCATCATGGCAAAGTATGTTCCAACCGTCTCGAATCGTGCGGCGCTGAAATTCGCCCGAGTATGTATGTCATGCGGCAGCATGGCGGATGCCGCAGCAGCGGCGCGCCGCATGGCGCGGGGCATCCGCGGCAGCAGCAGGAAGCGGGGAACATGGAAGTACTTCCTGCTGCGCTTTGCTCGTGCCATCGATGCCGGGGCGCTGCCGCATGAAATCTTTGCTATGGAGGGGAACGTGAAATTGCCATTCGTGGCATTCTCGACGTTGCCGATTGTCACATGCCCCGGCGCCGGGGCATGCGCGGGCATCGATGCCGCAGGGGGCGCGCCGAATCTCAAAAAGGCGTTCTGCTACAGCCTGCGCGCATGGCGTTACCCTGCGGCATTTCTGCGGCAGTGTCAAAATACCCTGCTGCTGCGATTCAATCGGCGCGCGATCATCGACGCATGGAAGGCGCTGCCGCAGGGCATCACATTTCGCCTTTACGTTGACGGTGATTTTGATTCCGAGTCGACTGCGGTCTTTTGGTTCAATCTTCTGCGGCAGCGCCCCGATATCTTCGCGTATGGCTACTCGAAATCGTGGGGCATTCTTGAGAAGTTGGCGCACATGGTGCCCCCGAACTACCGCCTCAACTTGTCATCGGGGGGCATCGATGACAGCCCCGAGTATCGCGAGCGCATGCGAGCGCTGCCGATGACCCGCGGCGATTTCATCGCGCTGCCCGTCTCGGGCGAATTCGCCCGAGGATACGCGCGATACGATGACCCGAACTACCATCGGGCGGTCCGCGCCGCTGCCGCTGCCGCAGGGCTCGGGAAGGTGTTTTCCTGCCCCGGAACATGCGGCACATGCACGGGCGCGGGGCATGCCTGCGGGGCTTCGGGAGAAGACGGCAGCAGCATCATGCCGCTCCCGATTGTCATCGGCATTCATTGAGCCCCACACACAAGCCCCGCGGGCGCGATGCCCCGCGGGGCTTGCGCATGCGCGGCACGAGCGATGACAGCGGCAGCCCCTGCGGGCGGCACGAGCGATGACAGCGGCAGCCCCTGCGGGCGGCACGAGCGATGACAGCGGCAGCCCCTGCGGGCGGCACGAGCGATGACAGCGGCAG